AGCGGCTACCAGATCCTCTGGAATCCGGCGGTCGCCGAGATGCTGAAGGAGGCCGCATGAGCCTCCCCATCATCTCCGCGCAGCAGCGCATGGCCGAGCGCAAGGGCGTGAAGCTGCTGATGCTCGGCAAATCCGGCATCGGCAAGACCACCCGCCTGCGTGATCTCGATCCGTCGACGACGCTCTTCATCGACATCGAGGCCGGCGATCTCTCGGTAGCCGACTGGCCCGGCGACACCATCCGCCCGGCCTCCTGGCCGGAGTGCCGCGACCTGTTCGTGTACCTCGCGGGACCGGATCGCTCACTGCCGCCGGAGGCCGCGTTCTCGGTCGCGCACTACGAGCACGTCATCGGCCAGTTCGGCGATGTCGCGCAGATCGACCGCTACGCCACCTTCTTCGTCGACTCGATCACGCAGCTGTCGCGGCTGTGCTTTACCTGGTGCAAGTCGCAGCCGGGCGCCATCAGCGATCGCTCCGGGAAACCCGACCTGCGCGCGGCCTACGGACTGCTCGGCCAGGAAATGGTCGGCGCGCTGACCCACCTGCAGCACGCCCGCGGCAAGAACGTGGTGTTCGTCGCGATCCTCGACGAGCGCCTCGACGACTACAACCGCAGGGTCTTCGAGCCGCAGATCGAGGGCAGCAAGACTGGTCTGCAGATGCCGGGGATCGTCGACGAGGTCGTGACCCTGGCGGAGATCAAGGCCGAGGACGGCAGCGCCTACCGCGCCTTCGTCACCCACACGCTGAACCCCTACGGCTTCCCGGCCAAAGACCGCTCCGGTCGCCTCGATCTGCTCGAACCACCGGACCTCGGCGCACTGATCGCCAAGTGCGCGGCGAATGCCGCGTCGACCTCTTCGCCTGCCACCACCATTTCCAAGGAGTAATCCATGACCACGTCCAACGCTTCGAGCTGGAACGACTTCAACGACGCCGACACCCAGAGCGGCTTCGACCTGATCCCCAAGGGCACGCTGGTGCCGGTGCGCATGACCATCAAGCCGGGCGGCTTCGATGAGCCGGCGCAGGGCTGGACGGGCGGCTACGCCACGCAGTCCTTCGAGACCGGCGCGGTGTACCTCGCCGCCGAGTTCGTCGTCACCGGCGGCGACTTCGCCAAGCGCAAGCTGTGGAGCAACATCGGCCTGTACTCGGCCAAGGGCCCGACCTGGGGCCAGATGGGCCGCAGCTTCCTCCGGGCCGCGCTCAACAGCGCCCGCAACGTCCACCCGCAGGACAACTCGCCGCCGGCGGTCGCCGCGCGCCGCATCGCCGGCTTCCACGAGCTCGACGGCCTGGAGTTCCTCGCCCGCGTCGACGTCGAGAAGGACGCCAAAGGCGGCGACCGCAATGTGGTGAAGCTCGCGGTGGAACCCGACCACCCCGACTACGCGCGCCTGATGGGTGTGCCGGCCCGCGCCCACGGCGCACCGTCGGCGCCCACGGCACGCGCCGCCTCAGCACCGGCGCATTCGCCCGCACCGGCATCCGCCACGCCGGCACGCGCGCCCACCGGCAAGCCCGCGTGGGCGAGCTAAGGAGGGCCCTTGAAATGCTGGGTCTGCAAACGACAGGCGCGCGGGTTCGGCCATGCCGACACCCGCTTCAAGCCGACCGATCCGCGCCACCACCCCTGGGACTGGGTCTTCTGCTCGCGCCGCTGCCAGGACGCCTTTCACGCCCTGTACGGCCGCTGGAAAACCGCGCGCACCCAGGGAATCCCCATTCCGGAGACCGACATGATCGATGCCACTGAGATCGAGCGCGCGTGCCTGCAGAAGTGCTTGAAAGCCTTCGGCGCCGCCGCGGACGCGATCGGATTCGATAAGCCACTCGGCGAGTACGCCGAGCCCGAAGCCCTGCAGGTGATCGGCGCCATCGTCACCTGCTTCACAAACGCGATGGCGGCTCACCACGAGATGGCGAAGTACCCGCCTGTGCGCGGCATGCCCGAAGTGCGCGACCCACTAACCGACTTCTCCGACCTGGAGGACAAGGCGTTCTGGGAGAAGTCGCCATGACGCTCGACTTCAATGCAACGGCCAGCGTCAGCGGACAGGTCTCGGCGCGCATCGACCGAGGGCTGCAGGCGGCGCGCGCGAACGAGAAGTCGCGCGACTACCTCGGCGCCTCGCGCTTGGGTGTCGAGTGCGAGCGCGCGCTCCAGTTCGAGTACGCCAAAGCCCCGGTGGACTACGGACGCGACGTCGACGGGCGGATGCTGCGCATCTTCCAGCGTGGCCACGTGATGGAAGACTGCATGGTGGCCTGGCTGCGCGATGCCGGCTTCGATCTGCGCACCCGCCGTGCCAACGGCGAGCAGTTCGGCTTCGCCGACGCCGACGGCCGACTGCGCGGGCACGTCGATGGCGTGATCGTCGGCGGACCGGACGGCTTCGCTTACCCGGCGCTGTGGGAGAACAAGTGTCTCGGCGCCAAGGCGTGGCGCGAGGTTGAGTCCAAGGGACTCGCCATCGCCAAGCCGGTCTATGCGGCGCAGGTGGCGCTGTACCAAGCGCATCTCGAACTGCACGAACACCCGGCGATCTTCACCGCGATCAACGCTGACTCGATGGAGATCTACGTTGAGCGCGTGCCGTTCAACGCGGCGCTGGCGCAGCAGATGACGGATCGCGCCGTGCGGGTGATCACTGCCACCGAGGCCGGCGAATTGCTTCCCCGCCGCTTCTTTGACGCCACCCACTTCGAGTGCCGGATGTGCGCCTGGCAGGACCGCTGCTGGAGGGCCGCCGCATGACGACGCCCTCGGTCGATCTCGTGCTCGGCGAGAAACTCGTCGACGCGCGCAGCGCTGCCATGAGTCTCAACCTGCCATTGCACTGGCTGGCACAGAAGCAGCAGCGCAAGTATCGCGGCATTCCGCACTACCGCGTCGGCAAGCTGGTGCGTTTCAAGCTCGGCGAACTGTTGGCCTGGATGCAGGCCCAGCAGCCGGACGCCTCCGAGGAGGCTGCCCATGCTTGATTTCAACGAAGCCGACGCAGCTCCGCTCCCGGACCGCAGCGCGCAGCGTGATGCCGTGCGCGCGGCGCTGATCGCGCGGATCGACAGCGTGCTGTCGGTGCTGTTCCCGGCCGGCAAGAAGCGCAAAGGTCTGTTCCTGATCGGCGACGTGCTCGGCAGCCCCGGCGACAGCCTCGAGGTCGTGCTCGTCGGCGACAAGATCGGGCTGTGGACTGACCGCGCGACCGGCGATGGTGGCGATCTCTTCGATCTGATCGCTGCGGCGCGCGGCATCGATCCGTTGACTGACTTCCCGTGCCTGCTCGACGCGGCGTCAGACCTCGCAGGCCGAGTGCCGGCGATGCAGACCAAGCCGTCGCGCAAGGAAGCGCCGGTGGATGATCTCGGCCCGGCGACGGCGAAGTGGGACTACCTCGACGCCGCCGGCAAGCTGATCGCGGTCGTCTACCGCTACGACCCGCCCGGGCGGAAGAAGGAGTTCCGCCCCTGGGATGCGCGTCGCCGCAAGACGGCGCCGCCCGATCCGCGGCCGCTCTACCACCAGCCGGGAATCGTCGCTGCCGCGCAGGTGGTCCTGGTGGAAGGCGAGAAGTGTGCGCAGGCCTTGATCGATGCGGGCATCTGCGCAACGACGGCCATGCACGGCGCCAACGCGCCGGTCGACAAGACTGATTGGTTGCCGCTGGCCGGCAAGGCCGTGCTTATCTGGCCGGATCGCGACAAGCCCGGCTGGGAGTACGCCACGCTTGCGGCGCAGGCAATCCTGTCGGCCGGCGCCAAAACCTGTCACATCCTGTACCCGCCCGAGGAAGCCGCGGACGGCTGGGACGCCGCGGACGCGGTGGCGGAAGGCTTCGATGTCGCCACTTTCCTCACCCACGGCCCGCGTCTGCAGATGCATGACCTGGCTGACGATGTCGATCCGGTAGCCAGCAGCGACGAATCCGTCTGGGGCACTGAAGACGCGCTGGCGCTGGCCTTCACCCGCCGCTACCACCGCGACTGGCGTTACGTGGCTGCGTGGGGACGTTGGCTGGTGTGGGACGGACAACGCTGGCGTACTGAAGACACGCTGGCCGCCACCGACCTGATCCGTAGCGTCTGCCGCCAGACGGCGGTACGTGCCGACAACCCCAAGGTCGCCGCCAAGCTGGCGAGCGCCAGCACCGTCAGCGGCGTGGAACGGCTGGCGCGCGCCGATCGCAGGCACGCGGCCACCACGGACGAATGGGACGCCGATCCGTGGCTGCTCAACACGCCCGGTGGCGTGGTTGATCTCAGGACCGGTCGCAAGCGCGCGAACGACCGCGCCGACCGGATGACGAAGATCACCACCGCCACGCCGGGCGGCGACTGTCCGCAATGGATGGCATTCCTCTCGGACATCGCGGGTGGCGATGTTGACCTGCAGACCTACCTGCAGCGGATGGCCGGCTATTGCCTGACCGGCGTGACCAGCGCCCACGCGCTGTTCTTCCTCTACGGCACGGGTGCGAACGGCAAGAGCGTGTTCGCCAACGTCATCAGCACCATCCTCGGCGACTACGCCGCCACGGCGTCGATGGACACCTTCGTCGAAACCCGTGGCGACCGCCATCCGACCGACCTGGCGGGCCTGCGCGGCGCGCGCTTCGTGACGGCCATTGAGACCGAACAGGGACGGCGCTTGAACGAGTCCAAGGTCAAGGCCATCACCGGCGGCGACAAGATCTCCGCGCGCTTCATGCGCCAGGACTTCTTCGAGTACACGCCGCAGTTCAAACCGGTGATCGTCGGCAACCACAAGCCTGCCATCCGCAACATCGACGAGGCGATGAAGCGGCGGATGCACATGATCCCCTTCACGGTGACGATTCCGCCCGAGCGGCGCGATGGCCGCCTGACCGAGAAGCTGCTGGCCGAGCGCGATGGGATTCTGGCGTGGGCGGTGGCCGGCTGCCTTGCGTGGCAGCGCGAAGGGTTGAAGCCGCCCGCCTGCGTGGTGTCGGCGACCGAAGAGTATTTCGAAGCCGAGGATGCGCTGGGCCGCTGGCTCGATGAGCGCTGCGTGCGCGCGCCGAACGCCAAGTCACTGACCGCGGAACTGTTCACCGACTGGAAGCAATGGGCCGAAGCCGCCGGTGAGTTTGTCGGCGCTCAACGCCGATTCTCCGACCTGCTGATCACGCGCGGCGTCGAGAAGTGGCGCAACGGCGCAGGCGTGCGGGGATTTCAGGGCATTGGCCTCAAGCACACGCCTACGCCCGCTTACACCCCTTACGCCGACGACTGATCGCAATGAAAACCACGTCGCCTGACGCAGCGGACGCAGTTGCACGTAACTCTCTATACGCGTGTACGCGCGCGCCTCATGGAAAGTTACGTCAAGCCGTGTCGACTGCGTCAGGCCAGCCAAGACCAAGGACTGACACCATGACTACGAAGATCCTCGCCCTCGATCTGGGCACCACCACCGGCTGGGCGCTGCGCGGCAGCGACGGCGTCATCACCAGCGGCAGCGCGAACTTCCGACCGCAACGCTTCGAAGGCGGCGGCATGCGCTTCCTGCGCTTCAAGCGCTGGCTCGCGGAACTCAAGGACATGACCGGCGGCGTTGATGCGCTGCACTTCGAGGAAGTGCGCCGGCATGTCTCGACCGACGCGGCGCACGCCTACGGTGGCTTCCTTGCCACGCTCACTGCCTGGTGCGAGAACCACCAGATCCCCTACCAAGGCGTGCCGGTCGGCACGATCAAGAAGCACGCCACCGGCAAGGGCAACGCCAGCAAAGAGCAGGTGATCGCGGTGATGACCGCCCGCGGACACGCACCGGTCGACGACAACGAAGCCGATGCGCTGGCCCTGTTGCACTGGGCCATCGCCGGACAGGAGGGCTGAGATGAAGATCCCGACCCCGAGCTATCGCTGCGCTTTGGCCCGCCTGCAACCGGAGACCCGACCCGATCCCGAGCAGATCAAGCGCGACGGCTGGCGCACCCAGCACATCCTGGTCGTCTCGCCCGACGACTCGCGCTTGGACTGGATCGAACGTGAACTGCTGCGGCAGATCGGCGAGCGCCTGTACGGCGCCAAGGAGCGTCGCCATGGCTGACTGGACGATCCAACGCGTCGCCGATCGCTTCGACGAAGCGGCGCGCGTGGCACAGCGCCTGCCGCCCGTGCGGGTGCAGGGCTACTTCAACAACTGGCCGGCCATCCGTCGCATGCCGTGGGAGAACCTCGGTGCGGAACCGCCCAGGCTCCGCCTGCCGCCGTCACCCGCGGCGATCGACCGCATGATCGAAACCATGGGTTGGGTGCAGTGGCTCGACGAGGAGCGCCGGCACCTGGTGTGGATGCGCGCACAGCACTATGGCTGGCGCGACATCACCCACCGTTTCGGCTGTGACCGCAGCACCGCGTGGCGGCGCTGGCAGGCGTCGCTCGGCTACGTGGCGGCACGACTGAACGTGGATGCTGCTCGGTAGGGTTTTGGCGTGTTTTGGCGCGTAGGGTGCTGAGATTGCGGTGGCAGTGGGGCATGCGCGGCGATGAGGCCACGCAACAAATTCGACGATCCGGCGTAGGATTTCATCCATGCTCGGTGGCTCTGGCGATACAGAGCTCGCCACCGGGAAATCGATGGGTCCTCCCTGCGGAAGATCCCATGCGGGGGGCGCGAGCGCGCAACCCTTCTAGCGTCTGATCGCAAACCAAGGTTTGCAGGGTTTGCGGTTTGCACCCCGCCACACACCAGCACAGGCCCGCCCACGTCCCCACGTCGGCGGGCCTTTTCGTTTCGGGGCGACAGCGCCGACGCGGCCCGGACGGGCCTCACTCCACCCGTCTGGGCCGCACCTATCCGAGGATCCGCTTCTGAACATGCTCAACGTCGAGTACCGCAAGGTCGCGGCGCTGATTCCCTATGCGCGCAACCCGCGCACGCATAGCGAGACGCAGGTGGCCAAGATCGCCGCCAGCATCGTCGAGTACGGCTGGACCAACCCGGTTCTGGTCGACGGCGACAACGGCGTCATCGCCGGCCACGGCCGACTGGCTGCCGCGCGCAAGCTCGGCTTGGACGAGGTGCCGGTGATTGAACTGGTTCACCTGTCGCCGACGCAGAAGCGCGCCTATGTGATCTCCGACAATCGGCTGGCGCTCGATGCCGGCTGGGACGAGGAACTGCTCGCGCTGGAGTTGGCCGAGTTGTCTGAAGCCGGCTACGACCTGGATCTGACCGGCTTCGATGAGGCTGAGATCGAGGGCTTGCTGACGGACGATGGTGCCGATGCACCGACGGAAGCCGACGAGGCCGACAGCGAGGAAATTCCAGAACCGCCGGTAACGCCGGTGTCCCGCCATGGCGATATCTGGGCGTTGGGTGAGCACCGGATCATCTGTGGCGACGCCGCCGATCCGTCGGTGATCGCCGCGCTGATGCAGGGTGCGACCGCGCGCCTGTGCATCACCTCACCGCCCTACGGCAACCAGCGCGACTACACCTCCGGCGGCATTGCCGATTGGGATGGCCTGATGCGCGGGGTGTTTGCCCAACTGCCGATAGCCGACGACGGCCAGGTCCTGGTCAACCTCGGCCTGATCCACCGCGACAACGAAGTCGTCCCGTACTGGAACGCCTGGCTCGAGTGGATGCGCGCGCAGGGCTGGCGCCGGTTCGGCTGGTATGTCTGGGACCAAGGACCGGGCATGCCCGGCGATTGGCAGGGACGACTGGCGCCGAGCTTCGAGTTCGTCTTCCACTTTAATCGCCAGAGCCGCAAACCCCACAAGATCGTGCCCTGCAAGCACGCAGGCCTGGAGTCGCATCTGCGTGCCGATGGCAGTTCCACTGCGATGCGCGGCAAGGATGGCGAGGTCGGCGGCTGGACCCACCACGGCCAGCCGACGCAGGACACCCGCATTCCCGATTCGGTGATCCGGGTGATGCGCCACAAAGGCAAGATCGGTCAGGGCATCGACCATCCCGCAGTATTCCCGGTCGCGCTGCCAGAGTTCGTCATCGAGGCCTACTCGGACGCAGGCGATCTCGTATTCGAACCCTTCGGCGGCAGCGGCACGACGATGCTGGCCGCGCAGCGTACGGGCCGGGTTTGCCGGTCGGTGGAGATTGCGCCGGAGTACGTGGATGTCGCCATCCGGCGCTTCCAGCAGAACTACCCCACTGTCGCGGTCACGCTGCTGGCCAGCGGCAAGACGTTCGAAGCCGTCGCAGACGAACGGTTGCAGCCTGCGGAGGCCGCGCCATGACCGCAGCGTGGTTCGCCGATCGGATCGAGCAGTGGCCGACGGCCAAGCTCCTCCCGTATGCCAGAAACGCCCGAACCCATAGCGACGAGCAGGTCGCGCAGATTGCCGCATCGATTGCCGAGTTCGGCTTCACCAATCCGATCCTGGCCGGCGGCGACGGCGTGATCGTTGCCGGGCATGGCCGCCTCGCAGCCGCCCACAAATTGGGCCTGCAGGTGGTGCCGGTGGTCGTGCTCGACCATCTGAGCCCGACGCAGCGCCGGGCGTTGGTGATCGCGGATAACCGCATCGCCGAGAACGCCGGCTGGGATGACGCGATGCTGCGCATCGAGCTGACGGCGTTACAGGACGAAGACTTCGATGTAGCGCTGACGGGCTTCGATGCTGATGCGCTGGCGGAGTTGATGGCCGGCGACGAGCCGGACGGTGATGGCGCTACCGATGATGACGACGTGCCGGAGACGGCCGAGACTGCGGTTTCGCGTCCGGGCGATGTCTGGCTGCTCGGCGAGCATCGACTGCTGTGCGGCGATGCCACCGTCGCAGCGTCCTACGAGCGGTTGCTGGGTGACCAGCACGCCGACATGGTGTTCACCGATCCGCCGTACAACGTCAACTACGCCAACAGCGCCAAGGACAAACTGCGCGGCAAGGACCGCGCGATCCTCAACGACAACCTGGGCGATGGCTTCTACGATTTCCTGCTGGCAGCACTGACGCCGACCCTCGCGCGCTGTCAGGGCGGTGTTTACGTCGCCATGTCGTCAAGCGAATTGGATGTGCTGCAGGCCGCCTTCCGCGCGGCCGGCGGTCGCTGGTCGACCTTCATCATCTGGGCCAAGCACACCTTCACGCTCGGCCGCGCCGACTACCAGCGCCAGTACGAGCCGATCCTGTACGGATGGCGCGAGGGTGCGCAGCGCCACTGGTGCGGCGACCGCGACCAGGGCGATGTCTGGAATATCAAAAAACCGCAGAAGAACGACCTGCACCCGACGATGAAGCCGGTGGAGTTGGTCGAGCGCGCGATCCGCAATTCCAGTCGCCCCGGCGACGTGGTACTTGATCCCTTCGGCGGCTCCGGCACGACGCTGATCGCGGCCGAGAAATCGGGACGGCAGGCGCGGCTGATCGAACTCGACCCGAAGTACGTCGACGTGATCGTGCGCCGCTGGCAGGACTGGTCGGGAAAGTCCGCCACCCGTGAATCTGATGGGGTGGCGTTCGATGCGTTGTCGGGCTCGCCGGCTCAGTCGCCGGCGGACTCCTCGACGATGCCGCAGTGCGTGACGAACCCCGTCAGGTAAGCCAGGCCGCGGGGGATCCCGTAGTCGCGGCTGACCTGTCGACCGATGGTCCAGGCGTTCCAACGTTGCGTGGCGGCGTCGATCGACTGCTGCACGCTTTGCCCGCTGTGAATGCCATCGCGTACCTCGTCGGCAAAGTGTCGCCCGTAGCGACTGTCGAGGAAGGCGCGGACGGCCTCCAGGCTGCAATCGGTCGCGTCGGCAATCGCGCCCATGGCCAGCGGCCAAGCAGCGTCAGCGTACGGGCCCATGGTGCCGAAGAATCCCCAGCCTTCGTTCTGGGTGGCGGGGATGGATGGGGTGCGGGTCATGGTGTTCTCCTGCGAGTTGATCGTGGCGACACCCGTAGTTACGCGCTGGTCAATCGAGAAGCCAAGGCGTTTTCGGCACCTTGATCGAACATTTTTCAATCGACACGGACGCCGACGTAGCGTCCGTAGTTGCCACCGGACGGATCGACGTACAGCGTCGTGCGATTGGGCGCAGTGACCTCCACCACGCTGCGCCCGCCGCCCTCGAGGTAGCCACCGCGCCCGGCCAGCCATTCGCGATCGTCGAGCAAAGTCTTGGCGAAGGCGTCGTACTCGGCCTCAGTCAGCTCCTTGCGGAGCTCGATCTCGACGGGCTCGGGTTGGGCGCTGGCATCGCCGTTGTGCAGGACGCAGTCAAGGTCGTAAGGCTTGCGTGCGAATCGGGCGCGAATCGTGGTGGTCATGAAGGGCTCCTGGGTGAATGTGGGCGACGTCCCCATGAACACGCTGTTCGCGCGGGAAGCCAAGCGCTTCCTGCTTGGCTTCCGCGGGAGTTTCGATCAGGCGACGCGGTAGACGCGCTCGCCGCCCGCTGCCTTGTCCGAGGTGAGGGACAAACCAAGCTTCTTCTTGAAGGCCCCGGCAAAGGTGCCGCGCACGGTGTGCGCCTGCCAGCCGGTGGCTTCGCAGATTTGCCGGATGGTGGCGCCCTCGGGGCGCTGCAACATGCGGATGACTTCCGCCTGCTTGCTGTTGTCTCGAGTGCGTAGGGGCGTAGCGCTCGGCACAAAGGATGCCTCGGCAGCGGCGACGTCGGCTTCTACGCTCGCGTCGTTCGTCCTCTGCGCGGCGTCCGCGTTGGCGATGATGGCATCGAGCTTGGCCTCGAACATCGACTTCCGCTTCTTGTTGATGCGCGGGCGTTCGATGCCCAAGGCGTCGTAACCCTCGGCGGCCACGACAAACTGGCCGTCGATCTGCACCACCAGGACACGGTTGAAAAGACCGTCGAGCACCTTCTGGCGGGCGCCGCCTTTGATGTTCTCGGGGAACCACTCGATCTTGCCATCGGTGTGCGCAATGGCGTGGGCCAGGATGGCGTGCTGGGTCGGGGTCAGTTGAATCGTGCTCATGCTCTGCTCCGTGGCAGTGGATCGGAAGGTGATGAACGCGCTGTGCGGCGATGAAGCCAAGCGCCTTCTGCTTGGCCTCAGCCCTGCTTCGCGCGGCGCTTGGATTTGGCGTCCTGCTGGCCGGCCCTGAAGGCCGCTTCCAAGGCATCGCGCACGCACCAGACGCCGACGTCGTGGAAGTCGAGGGAATCGGAATTTCGGGTTTCCAGCGTTTCGATGCGCAGGTGCTGCTGTGCGATCTGGGTGAGGAGGTCGTCGAGGGTATTCATGGCGGGTCCGGGTGGTGGTTGGCGACGGTGTGATGAACGCGCTGTTCGCGACGGAAGCCAAGCGTTTCGCCCGGGAATCGCGATCATTGATTGAAGGGGCCGATGGGCATCTCGATTCGCGCCTATGCGCGCCACCGCGGGGTGACCGATACCGCCGTGCACAAGGCGATCCGTGCCGGCCGCATTACCCCTGAAGCCGACGGCACGATTGACCCGGCCCGCGCCGACCAGGACTGGGCGCGCAACTCCGAAGCCCCGCGCGCTGGTACGCGCACCAAGGCTGCTCGTGTGGCCATGCCGGATGCTGGGGCCGACAGCGGCACGCCGCTCCCTGTGGGCGGCGCCTCGTTGCTACAGGCGCGCACCGTCAACGAGGTGGTCAAGGCGCAGACCAACAAGGTCCGGCTGGCACGCCTCAAGGGCGAACTGGTCGACCGGCCGCAGGCCATCGCCCATGTATTCAAGCTGGCGCGCGCTGAGCGCGATGCCTGGCTCAACTGGCCGGCGCGGGTATCAGCGCAGATGGCCGCGCTGCTGGGCATCGATGGCCACGCGCTACATGTCGCGCTGGAGGCCGCCGTACGCGAGCACCTGCAGGAACTGGGCGAGGTCCGCCCGCGAGTGGATTGATGACGATCGTGGCGGATTACGAGGGCGGGCTCGATATCGAGCGCGCCTGGCGGGAAGGCCTGACTCCCGATCCCCTGCTTTCGGTGTCGGAATGGGCCGATCGGCACCGGATGCTATCGAGCAAGGCCTCGGCCGAGCCCGGGCGCTGGCGCACTAGCCGCACGCCTTACCTCAAGGCGATCATGGATTGCCTGTCGCCGACTTCGGCGATCGAGCGCGTGGTGTTCATGAAGGCCGCGCAGCTCGGCGCGACCGAGATGGGCAACAACTGGATCGGCTACGTGATCCATCACGCGCCGGGACCGATGATGGCGGTGTCGCCCACGGTCGAGATGGCCAAGCGCAACTCGAAGCAGCGCATCGACCCGCTGATCGAAGAATCGCCGGTGCTGGCCGAGCTGATCGCACCGGCGCGCTCGCGCGACGCCGGCAACACGATTCTGGCCAAGGAGTTCCGCGGCGGCGTGCTGGTGATGACCGGCGCGAACAGCGCCGTCGGCCTGCGCTCCATGCCGGTGCGCTACCTGTTCCTGGACGAAGTCGACGGTTATCCCAGCGACGTTGATGGCGAGGGCGATGCGATCTCGCTGGCGGAGGCGCGCACCCGCACCTTCACCCGGCGCAAGATCTTCATCGTCTCGACGCCGACGATTGCCGGCGCCAGTTCGATCGAGCGCGAGTACGAAGCCTCAGACCAACGCCGCTTCTTTTTGCCCTGCCCGCATTGCACGCATCGGCAGTGGCTGCGGTTCGAGCAGTTGCGCTGGGACAAGGGCCGGCCAGACACGGCCGCCTACGTCTGCGAGTCCTGCGAGCAGCCGATCGCGGAGAGCCACAAGACCTGGATGCTGGAGCGCGGCGAGTGGCGGGCCCTGGCCACAGCGAGCAATGGCAAGACCGCGGGCTTTCATCTCTCCTCGCTGTACAGCCCGGTGGGCTGGCGCAGTTGGCGGGAAATTGCTGCGGCCTGGGAGGCCGCGGTGAACAAGGAATCGGGATCGGCGGCGGCGATCAAGACCTTCAAGAACACCGAGCTCGGCGAGACCTGGGTCGAGGAAGGCGAAGCACCGGATTGGCAGCGCTTGATCGAGCGCCGCGAGGACTACGTGCCGGGCCGAATTCCGGCTGGCGGCCTGCTGCTGGTCGGTGGCGCCGACGTGCAAAAGGACCGCATCGAGGCCTCGATCTGGGCCTTCGGCCGCGGCAAGGAAGCCTGGCTGGTCGAGCACCGCGTGCTGATGGGCGACACCGCCCGCGACGGCGTGTGGCGCCGGCTCGGCGAGTTGCTGGCGGAGACCTGGACCCACGCCTCCGGCGCTCAGTTGCCGCTGGCGCGCTTTGCGCTGGACACCGGCTTTGCCACGCAGGAGGCCTATGCCTTCGTGCGCGGCTGCCGTGATCCGCGGGCGATGGCGGTCAAAGGCGTGTCGAAGGGCGCGGCCCTGATCGGCACACCGACGGCTGTCGACCTCACGCAAGGCGGCAAGAAACTGCGCCGTGGCATCAAGGTGTTCTCGGTCGCTGTCGGCATCGCCAAGCTCGAGTTCTACAACAACCTGCGCAAGAACGCCGACGTGTTGGAGGACGGCATCACGCTGCGCTACCCGGTCGGCTTCGTGCACTTGCCCAAGGTCGACGCCGAGTTTGTGCAGCAGTTGTGCGCCGAACAACTGATCACCCGCCGCGATCGCAACGGTTTCGCGATTCGCGAGTGGCAAAAGATGCGCGAGCGTAACGAGGCCCTGGACTGCTACGTGTACGCCCGCGCGGCCGCGAGTGCCGCCGGCCTCGACCGTTTCGAAGAACGCCATTGGAGCGAATTGGAACGCCAGCTTGGCGTGCCGCCGCCCCAGGCAATCATCACCACTGAACCCCTGATCGAGGCCACCCCACGCGGTGGCCTCGCTGTTTCCGCACCCCGCACCAGCGGCCGCCGCCTCATTCGCAGCCGCTGGGTCGGCTGATCGAACGCTTCCGAATCACCCTCCACGGAGTCCTGCATGAGTCTGCAAACGCAACTGAACAGCTTCGTCGTCCGCGTCGCCGACGAGTTCAACACCGTCAAAGGCCGCACCGGCGCCCTGGCCGCGCTGAACACCAGCGACAAGTCGAACCTGGTCGCGGCCATCAACGAGGTCAAGGCCGCCATCGTCGCGGCCGCCGCAATCGACGATACCCAGGCAACGCTCGCCACCACCTACTCGTCGAGCAAGATCGTCACCCTGCTCGATACCCTCAAGGCCGACATCCTCGGCGGCGCCGATCCGGCCTACGACACCCTGCTCGAACTGCAGCAAGCGCTGCAGAACGACCAGACCGGCATCGCCGCGCTGACCGCCGCGATTGAAGCGCGCGTGCGCTTCGATGCCGCGCAGACGCTGACGCCCACCGAGCAGGCGCAGGCGCGCAGCAATATCGGCGCGGTCGCGGCCAGCGACATCGGCGATGTGGCGACCGACTTCGTGGCGATCTTCGAAGCGGCCCTGGTCTAATCCATGAGCCTGAGCGGACAGTTCGCGGCTCTGGCCGCGCGCATCGGCGGCGAGATCAAGGACCTGATCCGACCGGATCATCCGGGACTCGCCCGCGCCTGGGTGTCGTTCGGGTGGGACGGCAGCGAAATCGTGATCGCCGCGTCGTATGGCGTGGCGGCCGTCCAGCGCCTGGCCGCCGGTCGCTACCGCGTCGAGTTCAGCGCGCCGTTTCCCGATGCCGGCTATTGCTGGACGGCCAGCGGGCGCAGCGCCGGTGCGAATGGCGCGATTCGCTTCATCGTCACGCGCAGCGTCGATGCCAAGACCGCGACGCAGCTCGACCTCGCTTGCAGCACCAGCAACAACAGCCTCGCTGACGCCAGCGAAGTGAACCTGGTGGTGTATCGATGAGTGTGACCTACACCGAAGTGCAGCTTCAGGCGCTGCGCGAGGCCCTGGCGCGCGGCGAGAAACGTGTGAGCTTCGGCGACAAGACGGTCGAGTACCGCACCGTCGATGAGCTGCAAGCCGCCATCGCCGCGGTGGAGGCGGCGATGCACAAGGACGCGGTCGCCACCGGCCTGTACCCGCGGGCACCCCGGCAGATCCGCGTGACCACCGGGAAGGGCTTCTGATGGGCTGGCTCCGTAATGTCGGGCGCCGGCTGTGGGGCGGCACGCCGACCTATGACGGCACCGGGTCGGGCCGGCGCACGCTCGCCTGGGCGGTCAGCAATCCGGGCGCGGTGGCGGCGCTGGCCTATACGCAGGACGGGCTGCGCGCCAAGAGCCGCGACCTCGTGCGCCGCAATGCCTGGGCCGCGGCCGGCATCGATTCGTTTGTGGCGAACGCCATCGGCACCGGTATCAAGCCGCAGTCGATGGTGGCCGATCTGGCGCAACGCGAGTCGATCCAAGCGCTGTGGCGCGACTGGTGCGAGGACGCCGATGCGGCCGGGCTCACCGACTTTTACGGGCTGCAGGCACTGGCTTGCCGCTCGCTGCTCGAAGGCGGCGAGGCGCTGGTGCGCCTGCGCTGGCGCCGCCCCGACGATGGCCTGCCGGTCGCACTGCAATTGCAGGTGCTGGAAGCCGAGCACTTGCCGCTGGCGATGAACCAGGACCTGCCGGGCGGCAACACCGTCCGCGCCGGCATCGAGTTCGATCGACTCGGTCGGCGCGTGGCCTACCACCTGTACCGCTCGCATCCGAACGACGGCGGGCTCGCGCCGATGTCCTCGGCCGGTGGCCTCGATACCGTGCGGGTGCCAGCCTCAGACGTGCTGCACCTGTTCCGCCCACTGCGCCCGGGCCAGATCCGCGGCGAGCCGTGGCTGACCCGCGCGCTGGTCAAGCTCAACGAGCTCGATCAGTACGACGACGCGGAACTGGTGCGCAAAAAGACCGCGGCGATGTTCGCGGGCTTCATCACGCGGATGGCGCCCGAGGACAACCTGCTCGGCGAAGGCGGTGCCGACGCACAGGGCGTCGCACTGGCTGGCCTTGAGCCCGGCACGCTGCAGATTCTGGAGCCGGGCGAGGACATCAAGTTCTCGGCACCGGCCGACGTCGGCAGTTCCTACGCCGAGTTCATGCGCCAGCAGTTCCGCGCGGTGGCCGCGGCGATGGGCATCACCTACGAGATGCTCACCGGCGATCTGACCCAGGTGAACTACTCGTCGATCCGCGCCGGGCTGCTGGAGTTTCGCCGCCGCTGCGAGTCGATCCAGCACGGCGTGTTCGTGCACCAGATGTGTCGGCCGATCTGGCGCGCGTGGATGGATCAGGCCGTGCTCGAAGGCGCCCTGCTGCTGCCTGGCTACCGCCCGCGCCAACGTGCCTATCAGGCCGCCAAGTGGATCCCGCAAGGCTGGCAGTGGGTGGATCCGCAAAAGGAATTCAACGCGATGAAGCTCGCGATCCGCGCCGGCTTGATGAGCCGCTCGGAAGCGATCTCGGCGCACGGCTACGACGCCGAGGACGTCGATCGCGAAATCGCCGCCGACAACGCGCGCGCCGATGGCCTGGGCCTGGTGTTCGACTCCGATCCGCGCAGCGACGCCAACCGCCTGTCCGCCGCCGTCCCACCGACCCGGCCGGATGACGCCGACTCAACCGAGGAGTGATTGATGCTGCCCCATCTTGCGGCCCGGCTATTCGGGACGCCCCTGCTCATCCAGCGCGCCAAGCTCGATGTGATTCTGTCGGTACTGGGCCCGCGCCTGGGCCTCGGCGAGTTGCCTGCCACTGACGCGCGCATGGCGCTGCCGGCCGCGCGACCGGTTCCCTCCGGCACGAATGGGATCGCGGTCATCCCGATCCACGGCACCCTGGTCAAACGCACCGGTGGCCTCGAAGCCGCGTCGGGCCTCGCCAGTTACCAGGACATCGGCGCGCAGTTCGATATGGCGCTCGCCGATCCGAGCGTGGCCGGCATTCTGCTCGACGTCGATTCCCCCGGCGGCGAGGCCTCCGGCAGCTTCGAGCTCGCACGCCGCATCCGCGCCGCCGGCGACCACAAACCAATCTGGGCGGTCGCCAACGATGGCGCCTTCTCGGCGGCTTACGCGCTGGCCTCGGCCGCGCAGCGGCTGGTGGTGACCGAAACCGGCGGCGTCGGCTCGATCGGCGTGATCGCACTGCATGTCGATCAGTCATTGCGTGATGCGCAGGAAGGCTATCGCTACACCGCGCTCACCGCCGGCCGCCACAAGAACGATTTCTCCCCGCACGAGCCACTCGACGATGCCGCGCGCAGCGAACTGCAAGCCGAGATCGATCGGCTGTACGCGATCTTCATTGGACAGGTCGCGAGTTTTCGCGGCCTGCCGGAAGCCGCCGTGCAAGCGACCGAAGCCGCGCTCTACTTCGGCCCGCACGCCGTCGCCGCCGGCCTGGCCGATGCCGTCGGCACGCTCGACGCCACGCTCGCCGAGTTCTCCCTCCACCTCAGTTCCCGAGGCCGCAACGCGCCCCCGACTCGGGCCCAAGCACGACCCGGGACGCCGCACACCAGGACCCCTTCAATGGATCACGACCCCATGGACACCGAACGCAACGACCCTGGGCAGAACGACGCCCGGGAAACCATCGACGTCGCCGAAGCCGCGGTGCTGATCGCCGAGGCGCGGCGCGAGGTCGGCCAGTCGGCGCAGGCCATCGCCGAACTCTGCCTGATCGCCGGCTGCCCCGACCGGGCCGCCACCTTCATTGCCGAAGGCCGAACCGAAGCCGAGGTCCGCCGCCAGCTGATCGAAGCCAAGGCCGCGCGCTCGGACGCCACCCCGATCGGCTCGACCATCACCGCCGACGCCGGCACCGCCGCCTCCCCGCGCGCAGAGGCCTCGCCGGTCGTCGCCGCCATCAAGAAACTCATCGGCAAGGAGTAAGGCATGCCCGCCCTCAATGAACGCGACACCCTCGGCAATCTGCTCAAGTACGAAGCGCCCCAGCTGTATTCGCGCGATATCGGCACCCTGGCCGCCGGCCAGAATCTCAATCTCGGCACCGTGCTGGCCAAGCGCACCAGCGACGGCAAATGGCTGGCGCTGGATCCGGCCGCCAGCGATGGCAGCGAAATTGCCCTCGGCGTACTCGCCATCGACTGCGATGCCACGCTGATCGATCGCGACGACGCCCTGGTCATCGCCCGGCACGCCATCGTCGCGCGCACGGCCCTGCGCTGGCCGGCCGCGATCACCCTCGCGCAGAAAGCCACCGCGCAAGCGCAACTCGAAGCGCGCGGAATCCTGGTGCGCGACGCCGCCTGATTCCCCTCCACACGCAGTCCCCCGCAACCCGCCGCTCGGCGGGTTTCGCATTTCTGGAGATCCCATGCAGAACCTTTTTGATAATCCCGGCTTCGCGATGGCGAGCCTGACCGCGGCGATCAACCTCGTCCCCAACCGCTACGGCCGTCTGGAACAGCTCGGCCTGTTCCCCACCAAGCCGGTGCGCACCCGACAGATCATCGTCGAGGAATACGCCGGCCGCCTGAACCTGCTGCCGACCAGGCCGCCCGGCTCGCCCGGCACCGTCGGCCAGCGTGGCAAGCGCACGCTGCGCTCCTTCGTCATTCCGCACATCCCGCACGACGACGTGGTGCTGCCCGAAGAGGTGCAAGGCATCCGCGCCTTCGGCTCGGAAACCGAGATGGAAGCCATCGCCGGCGTCATGGCGCGGCATCTCGACACCATGCGCAACAAGCACGCGATCACCCTGGAGCACCTGCGCATCGGTGCGCTCAAGGGGCAGATCCTCGATGCCGACGGCAGCACGATCTACGACCTGTACAGCGAGTTTGGCCTGACCCCGAAGACGGTCGGCTTCGATCTGGCGAACGCCAATAGCGACATCAAGGGCCACTGCTACGACCTGCTCGCGGCGGTCGAGGACGGCTTGCTCGGCGAGTTCATGACCGGCGTGCACGTGCTCTGCTCGCCGGAGTTCTTCCGGGCGCTGACCACCCACAAGGAGGTCAAGACCGCCTACGCCAACTGGCAGCAGGGCGCGATCCTGATCAACGACGTGCGTGCCGGATTCCCGTATGCCGGTATCACTTTCGAGGAATACCGCGGCCAGGCCAGCGACGCCGAAGGCACGGTGCGCCGTTTCATCGCCGCTGGCGAAGCGCATGCCTTCCCGATCGGCACGGTGGACACCTTTGCCACCTACGTGGCGCCGGCCGATTTCAACGAGACGGTCAACACGCTCGGCCAGCCGCTGTACGCCAAGCAGGAACCGCGCAAGTTCGATCGCGGCACCGATCTGCACACCCAGTCCAACCCGCTGCCGATGTGCCATCGCCCGGGCGTGCTGGTGAAGCTGACCAGCGCCTGATGGTCGCGATCACCGACCTCTACGATGCCGCGGCCCGCGCCGGCCTGTTGACTCCGGTCACGGTCGGCGCGGTCACCGTCGCCTGCAGCTTTCGGGCACCGGATGAATCGGTGCTCGATGGCCTCGCGCTGTCGCGCGATTACGCCATCGAGTACCCAAGCGCCCGGCTATCGCTGAGCACCGGCGACACCGTCGAGATCCTGGGCCAGACCTATCGGGTGCGCGAGGTGCTGGCGCTGCGCGATGGCAGTGAGTGCCGGGCCAAGCTCGCGAGGTTGTCATGACCTCGCGCCGCGAAGCGATTCTCCGTGAAGTCTTGGCTCGCTGCCGTGCCGCCGTTACACCGGTGGCAGTGATACGCGACCCCGGCATTGCCCTGACCCGGGACCAGGTGCCGGCGCTGGTGCTGACGATCGAGGCCGATGCTCCGCTCGGACGTCACAACGATCGGATCGAACGCGCGTTGGCCGTTCGCCTGACCGCCCTGGTGCGCTCCCCAGGCGATGGCCACGCCGAGGCGGATGCGTTGATCTGCGCGGCCCACGCCGCGCTGTTCACCGACGTCAGCCTGGGCGGTCTCGCGCTCGACATCACCGAGCTCGAAGCGGACTACCAGATCGAGGACGCCGATCTCGATGCCATCGCGATCCCGGCGCTCTACCGCATCACCTACCGAACCCTCGTTTCCGATCTTCGCCAAGGAGGCTGAGATGCCTGCGCTGCAACTCACCGCGCCGCATACCCATGCCGGCGTGTCCTATCCCGCGGGTCACGTGCTCGACGTGGATGCCCACACCGCCCGCTGGCTGCTCGATCAGGGCATCGCCATCGCCCTCGACCCGCCGGCCGAACCGCCGCCCGCCGCGCCCGCCGTGCCGGCCCGGCCCATCAAACCGCACACCAAGGAGTGATTCCGCATGTCCTTCTACGCTTCCTTCCAAGGCCGCGTGTACCTCGGTAAGCGCGACGCCAACGGCGCGCCGATCGAGGTGCGCTCGCCCGGCAACGTCGCCGACCTCTCGCTGTCGCTCAAATCCGATGTGATCGAGCACTACGAGAGCCAGTCCGGCCAACGCGCAGTGGATCTGCGTCTGGTCAAACAGAAATCCGCCACGGTGATGCTCACCATCGAGGAGTTCACCAAGGAAAACCTCGCGCTCGCCCTGTACGGCAACTACGTCACCGGCGCGGGCGGCAGCGTCACCGATGAACCGATCGAAGGCGCGGCGCCCACCCTCGGCGATCGCTACTGCCTGGCCCACCCCAAGGTGTCGGCACTAACGGTGGTCGATTCGGCCGCCACGCCGGCGACGCTCACGCTCGGCACCCACTACACCGCCGATGTCGACTTCGGTGCCGTCCAGTTGCTGGACATCACCGGCCTGACGCCGCCGTTCAAGGCGAGCTACACCTTTGGTGCAGTGACCGAGATCGGCATCTTCACCCAGCCACTCCCCGAGCGTTTCCTGCGGCTGGAGGGCGTGAACACCGCCGCCGGCAACGCCAAGGTGCTGGTCGAGCTGTACCGCGTCGCGTTCGATCCACTGAAGAAGCTCGACTTCATCTCCAACGAGCTCAACAAGTTCGAACTCGAAGGCTCGCTGCTCGCGGACTCCACCAAACCCTTCGATGCGACGCTCGGCCAGTTCGGCCGCATCGTGCAGATCGGGTGAGTGCCATGACCGACACGATGTTTGCGGCGCTGCCGCCGCTGGCCGATTCACTGACCATCGCCGGCGAGACCCTCGAGATCACGCCGCTGCGCGTGGGCGAACTGCCGTCGTTCGCCCGCGCCGTTCAGCCGATCGCCGGGCGCCTGTCCGTTGATCCCGACTGGTTGCGATTGCTGGCCGACGACGGCGATGCCGTACTGCAGGCACTGGCCATCGCCTGCCGACGACCGCTCGCCTGGGTGGCCGGCCTCGCGATCGACGAGGCGATCCGGCTGGCGGAGGCGGTCTTCGCCGCGAACGCGGATTTTTTTCTGCGCCGGGTGGTGCCGGAGATCAGCCGCGCGAGCGCCGGCCTCCAGCAGCGGATGCCTGGGCTGACGTCATTCACCGACTCGTCCGCGCCGGCCACCGCTACCCCGATCTGCTGACCTACACCCTGGTGCAGGTGCGCTGCTTTCTGGCGGCCAGTGACCGCGCCGAGCGCGAGGCCCTGGCCGCGCAGTTCGCGCTGCTCGTCACCGCGCAGCGCGGCGGCCGCGCAGAGATCCAATCGCTGTTGAAAGAACTGAGCTCATGACAAAACGACAGGACTGGCGTTTTGCACGCCCGAAGGGCGCCCGTCAGGGTGGCGCACAGGGATGTGCGCCATGAAGCTGTCCCTGACCACCGGCGGCCTGCTCGATCCCAAGCGGCTCGACAGTTGGGTACCGGCCAAGCGCCGGGCCATTCGCAAAGCCGTCGAGGCCGGAATGAAGACGGCGGGCAAGGACATCGCCCTGCTCGCACAGGCGCGCATGGGCTCGGCCTTCACGGTGCGCAAGGCGGGCTTCGTGAAGTCGATGCGGCATCGACTCTACGCCGGCAGTCCGGAGCGCTTCCCGGCGCTGCGAATCGGCTCGCGAATTCCCTGGCTGGGCATCCATCTGCGTGGCGGCAGCATCAGCGGCCGGATGCTGATTCCGCTGCTGCCCGAACACCGCCGGATCGGCCGCCGGGCCTTTCGCCGTGTGATCGACGCGCTGATGCGCTCGGGCAATGCCTTCTTCATCGAGCGCAACGGCAAGGTCATCTTGATGGCCGAAAACATTCGGGAGAACGCCTCCCAACTCGGCCGCTTCCGGCGTGCCGAGCGCGCGCGCCGCGGTGCGGGCGCGATTCGCCGCGGAGAGGAAATCCCCATCGCCGTGCTGGTGCCCACCGTGGTGCTGCGCCGCCGCTTCGACCTGTCGGGCCTCGTTCGCTCGCAACTGCCCAAGCTCGCCGACGCCATCGTGAAGCAACTGGACGCCCATGGCCTCTGACCGCGCGCAAATCCTGATCACCGCGGTCGACCAGACGCGGGCGGCGCTCGCCTCGGTGAAGGGCAACCTCGAGGGCCTGTCCGCGGCGGCGAGCAAAGTCAGTGGCGTGCTGGCGAGCCTGGGCGTTGCACTGTCGGTGGGCGCCCTGGTCGCCGCCGGTCGGGCCGCGCTCAATACCGCAGACGATCTCGCCAAGCTCGCGCAGAAGACCGGCCTGTCGGTCGAGTCGCTTTCGCTGCTGAAGCCAATCGCCGAGCAGGCTGGCGTCTCGTTGGAGGGGCTGGCCAAAGGTATGCAACGGCTCGCAACCTCGATGATCGAGGCTGCGGGCGGATCTCAGGCACAAGCCGAGGTGTTTCGCCGCCTCGGCGTATCAGTCACCGACGCGGCGGGCCAGATTCGCCCGACCGAGCAGGTGCTGCTAGACCTGTCCGATGCGTTTGCGTCGATGCCGGACGGTGCCGAAAAATCGGCGCTGGCGGTGCGCTTGTTCGGCAAGAGCGGCGTCGAGCTGATCCCCTTCCTGAATCAAGGGCGCGCCGGCATCGAGCAGTTGAAGGAGCAGTTCAAGGCGCTCGGCATCGAGATCAGCGGCGACACCGCACGTGCCGCCGAGAAATTCAACGACACCCTCGACACCGTCAAGCAGGCGCTGCAAGGCATCGCGATGCGCATTGCCGAAGCGGCGCTGCCAGCGCTGCAGCAGTTGGCCGATGCGCTGGTCGTCGCGGCCAGCCACGGCAGCGAGATCACTACCGTCGTGCGCGTGCTCGGCGAGGTGATCTTCGCGGCGCTAGCGGTCAAGGGCGCGACCGCGGTTGCGGCGTTGCTGCAGTCGGTCACCGTGCTCAAGGCCGCCTTCATGCGGTTCTTGCCGGTTCTGGCGGCGGTCGCGGTGTGGGAAGTCGGCAGCGGCATCGTGCAGGCGATCCAGGACATCCGCGAAACCGATCGCATGCTGGATCAACTCGCGCGCCAGCGCGAGAACCTGGCGCTGCTCACCCAGGCCATGGACGAGTTGGCCGCGAACGGAGTCGTCAGCGTCAAAACGCAGATGGCGCTGGCCGCGCTGGCCGCCGAGCGCCTGAAGGAAACGCTGCCCGCCACCGCCGATGCGCTGCGCGGCATCCAGGGCGCCGCCACCCAAGCCGGCGAGGCCATCCGCCAATCCCTCGATGCCGAGGCCAAGAAGGCCGCCGAAACGGTCAAGCAGTTGGCGACCACCCATCAGAAGGTCGCCAGCGATATCAAGGCGATCTGGGATGCTCGCGTCGCCGCCATCGAGGCCAACTACAAGCGGCAGGAGGCCGCCGCGCAGAACTCGGCGCGCTCCGAATCGGCTGCGATTCGGGACACCACCCGCGCACTGGTAAACGCCGAGCGCGACAAATTGACGGCAGTCGAAGCCGGTGCGCGGCAAGCTGAAGCCACCTGGCGCACTACCTATGCGCAAGCCGTGGCCTTGGCCCGCGCGGCCGGTCAGGACGTGCAGGCGGTCGAGCGGCAGGCGGTCGATGCGCGCATCGCGCTCTACCGGCAGTTGGAATCCGCCTACCGCGCCACGGTCGATCGACTGATCGCCGAGGAACAACGCCATCTGCAGGCGGCCAAGGCCGCCGATGACGCGCGGCTCAACCTGCGCCTGTCGGTCGAGGATCGCATCCGCGAGCTCTCGCGCCGGGGCATGGACGAGTACGCGGCCTATCAGGACCGGCTGCGACAGATCGATGAGAAGCAGGCGCAGGCGCGCGATGCCCTCGCCGCCGGCAACTATGAGCAGGCCCGCAAGCTGGCCGAGGAAGCCATTGCGCTCGCCGAGCGCTCGGCCTCGGCGGTGACCAAACAGGTCGAGCAGAACGGCAAGGCCATCACCCAGACCCTGGTGTCGGAAGGCCAGGCTGCTGCCACCGCCATTGCGGAGATCAAGGACGCCGCCGGCATCGCCGATGCCGCCCTCGATGGCCTGGGCGATGCCCACCGCCGCGCGGCCTCGGCGGCGGGCGACGGCGCCGATCAAGCCAAACGCGCGCTGGCCTCGGTCACCTCCGAACTCGGCAAGCTGCGCGAGCAATTGCTGGCGCAGGACACGCTCAAGCTCGAGGTCGATCTCGATGCCGCGCGCGACGGTATCGCCCGGATCAAAGCGCTGACCGAGGCCGAAACCCTGATCGCGCAGATCCAGATCGATACCCGTGAGGCGCGGGCCTCGCTGGAGAAACTGCAGGCGGATGTCGACAACCTGTCCTTGCTCGCCACCGTCGAGGTCGACAGTCGCCAGGTGCTCGACGATATCGACCGGCTCAAGCGCACGCTGACCGACGTCGGTGTCGACATCCCTGCGCTGGTGTCGTTCGATCAACCGCGGCAGGCGCTGGCGGCCTTCGCGACGGACGCCAAGATCGTGCTCACGGCGCCGACCGAGGCTACCCATACGCCCAACCCCGATCTGTCGCGCTACCGCGCGGCCGTATCGGAACTCTCGCGCCCGACCAGCAGCACCCACACGATCTACGTCAGTCGAGTGCAGACCAACGCGCAGGGCGGCTTGATTCAGCGCTTGGCCGAAGGGGGTCAGGCGGTGACGGGTGCCTTCCGGCGCGTGGCCGGTCGCGTGCTGGGTCCGGGCACGGAGACGTCGGATTCGGTGCCCGCGCTGCTGTCCCACGGCGAGTTCGTGATTCGCGCCGCCAGCGTGCGCCGGTTCGGCGAAGGGTTCTTCGCCGCGCTCAATGCAGGCTTGCTGCCTGCACTTCCGCGCTTTGCTGTGGGTGGCGCGGCCGCAACCACGCTGCGGAGTGTGATCGGCCACGCCGACACCGGATCGGCCTCGGCGCGCGAAGTGGTGGATCTGCGTTTCCATGTGGGCGGCAAGACGCACGCGGTGCAGTCCTCACGCGAGACGGCGATGCATCTGGCTCAGGCACTGCGCGAACTGTCGCGGGGCGCGTGATGACCAAGCAGTCTGCAACCGTCGTCCGCGTCCACGAATGTCCCTGGCCGGCATTCGAGACCACCATCGACCCGTGCGACCGCGATCTGTACGACTGGATCGAAAGCGTGCCCTCGGTGCTGCGCACCGTGTCGATGAACGTCGAGTTCCAACGCATCACGATGGTGACCTCGCAGAAGCAGTACGAGGCGTGGTCGCGCTGCGAGGCCAGTCGCTACGAAACGCCTTCGGCACCGGCAGCGGGCTTGCGCATCGCCATCGCCAGCCAAGTCGCCGGCAGCACGGCGAGCACCGACCAGGAAGAATCCCCGGAGACCGTGTCGGCGCGCCTGTCGCTGTCCTTCACGCCAAGCACGGTGACGCCCCACACCTGCCCGCCGATCGCCTATCCCGTGCTGCATCGCGTGGCGCAGGTCGGCATCAATTCCTACCTGCAAAACACCCAAGTCGAGTTCACCACCGCGCCCAGCACGATTTGGGACGGTATCGGTCCCTGGGAAGGCAGCAAGGTGTTCATGTGTTGGACGCGCACGAACTGGTCGCTGCGCAGCCTGCAGCACTTCTTTCGTGGCCAGCTGCGGATCCGCAATCCCAAGGTGTTTGATCATTGGGTGCAGTTCGCTGCGTTCGACGCGCCGCCAGCGCCACAGAGCCTGGTCGTCCGCGGCCAGCCCTACAACGCCAGCGCGCTGCAGGTGCTGACCATTGGACCGGTCAGCGGCCAAGGCTGGCGAGTGATCACCGAGTACTGCAATCAGGACACCGGCGAGACCCTGCTGGTGGACCGCTGGCTGACCGGTGGCCTGTGGTCCGAGGTGGGATTGGGCGGCTATGGGACCGAGCATTCGTTCTTCGACACCCTCCCGAGCAACGCGCCCACCGCCACCGACGGCACCTGGCTGCACCGCGTCTGCGTCTACGCCTTCCAGCGGCCATCGACGGCCTTCAGCGTGCGCTACGACGGCATCGAACTGGTCGCGGGGCATTCGGCAATCACGCCCTCGATCACCACCGAATACCAACCCGGCGTCAGCACCGGCATTGCCTCCGTCGATGACTCGGTCGATATCCGCACGGTCGGCGCGAACAAGGCTGCTTTCCGCATCTTGGGCATTGAACCGGTGCCGGGCTTCGGGGTCCGCTTCACCGTGCAACTGATCAACGAGTTGCACTTCGATGCCTGCATCGTCAGCCCGTTCCTGTCCGGCATCGGCGATCGCAGCTCGTGGCAGACCAATACCGGCATGCACTTTGAGATGCCGCCGGTGTGGGTGGTGCGAAACCTGCCCGCGAACTCGGCCAGCGAGCCGATTGGCGTGCTGGTGCCGATGCGCATCCTCGAAACCGGTGATTGGCCACTGCGTGATTTGCATTGGCGGCTGGCCATCACCCAGCAGGCCTACCCGGCCCCGCTCAATCATTTTGCCGATGGCGTGTATGGCGGCGGCAGCAATGCGCTCTACCCAAACATCGGCAGTTGGCCACCACCGGGCTATCGGATCAGCAGCAATCCCGAGCAGGTCGCCTTTCTGCTCGCCGGTTACCTGGAGAACGGTGATGTGGTGTGGAACAGCGCCTGGGATGGCTCGGCCGATACCCAGCGCGTACTGGTCACGGTGCCCGTGCGCCGCGCTCCCGGCGCCGAAGTGATCGCCATGCGCGATCCGCAGTTCTCTAGCACTGCGGTGTCGTACTTCGAACAGAAGCCGTTTCGCGCCTACATCGAGTGGACCGCGGAGAAGCGCATTTCCAGCAACCCGGAAGTCTGGGAGCCGCGCACCGGTCGCGTGGCGCTGGGTCTGGACCTGCAACCGGCACTGACCCGCTACGGACGCACGCTGACGGTGCCGGTCGCGGCCGGCCGTCCGATGTGGTCGCCCTACTACGGCAAATGGATCACCGTGTTCGAGTCCTGGCCCGGAGGCGATGTCGAGGAGTTGGAGGTCCATCTCGTCGATACCTATTTGCGACCGAACTATCCGGCGAGCCAGGGCTGGCGGAACTTTCAGTACACCTCGCTCAAGAAGCCCTACCTCACCGCCAACGTGGCGTGGTGGTTCGCGAGCACGCCCTTCCAGGACCAGCCCGGCTACCTGCACGCGCTCACCCTGATCAAAGAAGCCCCCAACGCCGACACCGTCGACGTGGCGCTCGTCGGCTACTGGTAGGACCACCGCCAATGATTGTTCTGGACGGCATTGCCTTGCCGATGGGCCTGCTGTGGTCCGATGAATTTGCCGCGGGGTCGGTCGCGCAAACCATGCGTCGCACGCTCGATGGCTCGCTGGTCGTGTTCTACAGCGCGCTGCATGCCGGTCTGCCGATCACGCTCGAATCGCAGGCCGATGCCGGCTGGTTGCAACGCCATCAGGTCGAAGCCCTGGCGCTGCGCGCAGCCAGTCCCGGCGGCGTCTATCCGCTGACCCTGCGTGGCCAGACCCGCGCCGTGATGTTCCGCCACCACGACGCACCCGCCTTCGAGGCCAAGCCGCTGGTTGCGCTCGCCACGCCGCAGGCCGGCGACTACTACCTCGCCACGCTCAAGCTCATGACCGTCTGAGCAGGCGGCTTCATTCAACACCCGCAGTACCGAAGGACTTCGCTCATGCCCATTCTCGACAATGAAATCGTCTGGCGCCCCTCGGCGCTGGTCTCCGACAGCACGCCCGCGCAAAACGGTGGCCGCATGGCCAGCGCGTTGCTGATCTCCGGCGTCAAAAACAACCTGTTCCCCGACGTTTCTCAAGCCGAGCGGCTCGCCGGCTCGGTGAAGTGGCGCAAGGCCTTCGTGCACGTAAACAGCGTTCAGGACACGGCCCTGCTCAATGTGCGGCTGTTCCTGGATGCGCTGACGCCCGCGGGCGATTTCGTGCTGTTCCAGCCGGGCACCCAGACCGACACCGAGAACCAGATCAGCGGTCGGGTCTATGGCGTCGGTACGCTGTTCTCGCCGATCACCGCGGGCAGCAGCCAGTTTCAGGTCGCCTGCGAGAACCCCAGCGAGTACGCCACCTTGCAGCCATTTCGCGTCGGCGATGTGTTGCGCGTGGCGGACCGGCCAAGTGTTGGCGGCGCCGGCAACGAAGACTGGGTGACGGTCACATCAATCACATACGGCGCCGACTACGCCACCGTCGATGTGGCCTCCCCGCTGGCCAACAGCTACGGCACTGCGAACACCGTCGTCTCCAGCGTGTTGGAAGTCGCCAGCGTTGCCGGCACCGTCAGCAGCGTGGTGGTGACCAGCGTCGGCGGCAGCTTCAATTCCGCGACGGTCGGCAATTTGGTCGCACACAACAAAGGCGCGGTGGCCGAGAGCTGGACACTGACCTTTACCGGCGCCACCAGTTACACCGTCAGCGGTACCAGCGTCGGCGCGCTGCCGAGCAGCGGCTCCACCAGCGCCGATTACGCGCCCATCAACCCGAGCACTGGCACGCCCTATTTCACGATCAAGGCGCTCGGCTGGGGCGGTAACTTCCAGACCGGCAACACCATGACGTTCACCACCACGCCCGCCGCGATCCCGGTCTGGTATCGACGCCAGGTGCCGGCCGGCACCTTCAGCCTGGCCAACGACTATGCATCGCTCGCCATCCATGGGGAGAGCGCCTGATGGCGCGCGTCGGCTTCAAGAACGCCTATGCGGCCGCGGCGTTCGACAAGCCCGCGGTGGCTGCCTTGTTCGACAGCATCAAGACCACGCTGATCGATGCCGGCTTTCAGGTCGTGCTCAACACGCCGAACGCCATCGACGTGGTGCCGATCGGGACCAATGCCGCGGTGCCGAATGACGACTCGCAGCACTGGGCCATCGCCTTCGAAGACCTTGGCGCGAACGGACAGATTCTCGCCAGCGCCGTGTTCGGCGCGAACTACCTCGACCCGGGCGCGCTGGTGAATACCCTCGCCGTGGTCAGTACCGAATGGCTCGATAGCCCGAGCCCGGCGCTGACCGTCTGGTTCGCCGCCGACGGCGCGGCCGGCTGGTGGTGGCTGCATGCCGCTATCGCAGACAGCAACAGCAGCACGGGCGTGGACACGCGCTTCGCCTGCGCTGGCGTCAGCACGCGGCGTTATCCCGCCGACCACTACCAAGGCCTCAGCACGCGCTACGGTCTGTGGGACCCGTGGGGCGATTTCTATCCGGCCTATGCCCGCCAGACCGACGGCGGTGTCGACTCCGGCGCCTGGACCGGCACCTGGTCGCTCTTCGGGGAAGGCTGGAGCTACAACGCTCGGCGCCATCCCGGCTCACCGCTGCCCAAGATGGCGGTGCCGCAGTTCCCGAACCGCGATGGCAACGCTGCCTGCCTGTACGGCGAGTTCAACGAGATCCTGATTCTCACCGATGGCTATGCGCAGGAGGAAACAGTCCTGCCCGGCTGGGTGGCCATGATCGGCAGTGACAACGACCAACCCTTTGCGGTGCCGGCACCGCCGAGCTTCGCGCTGCTATGACAAAACGACAGGACTGGCGTTTTGCACGCCCGCAGGGCGCCCGTCAGGGTGGCGCACAGGGATGTGCGCCATGACCATCGGTCATGCGCTCGCCCTGGAATTCGGGGCGGGCCTGCACATTGCCTCCGGCCGGCCGCGCCTCAAACGACAGTTCGTGGCCGCCTGGGGCAAGACCGAAGTGTTCCTCGCTCAGGCGACCTGCTGGGATCTCACCCGTCAGCGCGCCTGGCAGCACCGCAGCGAGTGGGCCCTTCGCATGGCGCAACAGTTCCGCGGAATCTACGGCCTGCGCGTGGAGCGTGGCCTGCAGCATCCCTACGGCGAGTTGCGTCGGCATCGGCATCGGTGGATGGCGATCTATGGCGATCTGGCGGTGAGGTCCACTCGCTTCGCCGTGGCCTACGGCGATCAGATCACCGTCCGAATCAGCAATCACTTCGCAATCGTCTACAGCGGCCGCCGTGACGTGCGGGCGCAGCACCGCGCCGACTACGCGGCGGTCGCGTCGAGCACGATCCGCACCCGACTGACGCTTGCTTACGGCGCCACCACGCCGATCCGCGTCCAGCAACGCGTCCCGTGGGGACTTTTGGCCGGCTGCAAGCAATCCGTGCGCATGCCCTATTGGCTCAGCACGCGCGTGGCCGCGCGCCAGGTCAGCGCCTACGCGATCACCGACACCAATCCGGTGACGGGTGAGCTCGCCACCTCGTGGTCCTTGCTGGAAGACGCCCGCCTGCAGGCAGTGATGAATACGCCCGAGCTGACCTGGCGCGAGCGTCGCGTACCGATCATCGAAGCCACGCTGTCCTGCGATGAAGGCAGCCCGGTCTGGATGGCCAGCGTCGAGCTCGCGAGCACGGAGGATTTCGCCGCCATCGCTATTGGCGATCGCATCCGCCTCGTGCTCGGGCTGGAAGTCTTCGAGTTGATGGTGGATGGCAAAACCCTGTCGCGCAGTTCGCCGACCGAGCAACGCGCCGAGATCACGGCGCTATCGCCGCTGACGCTGCTGGATGCGCCGTTTGCGAGCACGTTGCGCTACTACGCCGCGGAACCTGTCTCTGCTCGCGGCGCGGTGACCGATTTGATCGGCACGGTCGATTGGCAGATGCCGGATTGGATCATCCCGGCCGGCCGCTTGCTGCTGGAAGGCACGACGCCGCTGGCGGCAGCACGCAGCATCGTGGCGGCCATCGGCGGCATCGTCGAGAGCCAGCCAGATGGCTCGGTGGTCTGCCGGCGCCGGCATCCGGTGAGCATTCCCGACTATTTATGGGCCGGCGTCGCACACGCGCTGTTCGATGCCGATGTGCTGTCGGCGCAGGCGCAGATCTCGCCGTTGCGTGGCTTCAACCGGGTGACCGTGGCCAACGAGGACGGCGCCGGCGTATCCACGGGCGATCAACTCGAGTACGTGCCCGACGAAGACAGCAGCACGCTCGGCACGGTGCGCGCTTACCTGGGCATCGATCGGCCGGTCGTGCTGGCGCATACCGGCCATCCGGCCACCGTTGTGACCAGCCTGAGCGCAGTCGTGCGCCGGGAGACGGAAGTCGTCGAGTTCATCGAAGGTCGCGCACGCACGCGCTATCCAGTGACCACCATCGAATCGCTGGACTGGCAGCACGCCGGGCTCGGCGATGTCACCTACGCAGGCACCCGCCTCGATGCCGCGACCGCGGGCTACAGCCTGCTCCGCATCACCTACACCACCACCTCGTTGAACTGGCGCGTGGGCCTGTCGGCCGACGAAGACGTCCAGTTCGTGCTCGTCGATTCGTGAGGACCCTGCATGGCCAACGCCACCATTCGAGTTCAATTCGGCAGTCCAGACGGCGCCGGCGGCGCCGCGGGCGCACACCTGTCGGCGGAAGTCGACACCCGCCCCGAAGGCCTCAACGGCGGACGCTCGTCCTTCAGTCCGGGCGAAACCGCCTACATCCTGGTTTATAAGTCCGACAACGTCAGCATCACCGACACGATCTGCTCGGCCGGATCGCTCACGGCGCAAGGCAGCGCCGTGGTGCCGGTGACCGAGGAACTGATGTTCGAGGATTCCGAGATCGCGACGCTCGGCAAACCCGCACGCTCCGGCCTGTCGCAGTCGGTCTGGTACGGGCGCAGCCTCGGTGCGCTCACCCTGCAGTCGGACAAGGTGACGATCCGCGCGGCAAGCAAGGGCGTGGCGGTGGCCAAGGTCACCTACGACGCCTTGGCCATGGTCTATGCCCTGACATCGCCCGCCACCCTCAACGGCGAAACCGACTTCAGCATCCTCGCCTTGATCAAGGGCAGCGCCACATGATCATCGAGGTCTACCGCGGCGACGGCCTGCGCGAAGGCCTGCCGATCATCGAGCCGCTGCTGTCCGACGACGCGCTGATCCATCGCGGTCGCGCCGAGATGGATGCCCACGCCCACACCATGAACCGAGTTGATCTGGCGGTCGTCTTCCGGCCTGGGTTTCGCCTCGGACAACTCATCGAAGCGACCGACCCGACCAGCGCCCACGCCTATCGCGCCAAGGTGACCGGTATCCAGATCCGGGTGACCCAGGCCGCCATCGACACCCGCTTGAATCTGGAGCAACCGCGATGAGCTTCGCCCTGCAGGAACTCTCGCGCTTACTCACGACCGAGCGCCCGCTGGTCGGCAGCGTCGTCTCGGTCGACGGCGCGCAGGTCAAGGTCGCCACGGCACGCGGAGCAATCAGCGCCCGTGCGCTCGAGGCCCTGGCGGTCGGCGACCGCGTGCACCTCCACAACGGCATCGCCTCCCGCGCGCCCACCGCCCACCAAGCATTTCCCGTCTGACCCGCAGCCCCCATCCCCGCGCTACCACCACCCGCCCGCGAGGCGGGTTTTTCATTTCTGGAGACCGCCCATGATCGAGCCCGAACGCCCGCATCCCACCGAAAACATCCTCACGTTGCGCCGTGAGGACTTCGACCACCTGCTCGATCTCGCCGCCGAACGCGGCGTCGAACGCGTGCTGGCACACCTCGGCCTGGAGAACGGCCACGCCGCCCGCGACATCCGCGAACTGCGCGACCTGCTCGCCGCCTGGCGCGACGCCCGGCGCACCGCCTGGCAGACCTTTATCAAGGTGGTGACCACCGGCGTGCTCGCCGCCTTACTGGTCGGCGCCGCCATCAAGCTCAAGCTGCTCGGAGGTGCCCAGTGATCGAGACCCTACTCGGCGGCCTGATGGGCGGCCTGTTCCGACTCGCCCCCGAAGTGCTCAAGTGGCTCGACCGCAAAGGCGAGCGCGGCCACGAACTGGCCATGCAGGACAAAGCCCTGGAGTTCGAGAAGCTGCGCGGCGCGCAGAAGATGGCCGAGATCGGTGCCACCGCCGAAGCAGCCTGGAACACCGGCGCCCTGGCCAGCCTGCGCGAAGCCATTTCCGCCCAAGGCCAGCGCTCGGGCATCGGCTGGGCCGACGCCTTGTCGGTCAGCGTCCGCCCGATCATCACCTATTGGTTCATGGCCCTGTACTGCGCAGCCAAAACTGCAGCCTTCGTTTCCTCCGTTGAACACGGCCTGCAGTGGGGTGACGCCGTTGTCCTGGCCTGGACCGACGCCGACCAGGCCCTGTGGGCCGGCGTGCTGAACTTCTGGTTCCTTGGGCGCGTCTTCGATCGGGTGAGCCGGTGATCGCGGTTCCACAGTCCGCGATCGATCTGGCCAAGCGCTTCGAAGGGTTCCACCGGGCTCCGAAATCGGACCCCGGCCGGGCCCATCCCTATCTGTGTCCGGCCGGGTATTGGACCATCGGCTACGGCCATCTATGCGCGCAGGACCATCCGCCGATCACGCTGGCCGAGGCGGAGCAATACCTCGCCGGCGATCTGCAGTCGGCGCTCGTCGCCACGCTGAGGCTGTGCCCGGTGCTGGCCACCGAGCCCCAGGGGCGTATGGCGGCTATAGTCGACTTCACCTTCAACCTGGGCGCCGGGCGGCTGCAAACATCGACGCTACGCCTGCGGGTAAACCAGAAGGACTGGACAGGCGCGGAGAGGGAGTTGAAGCGCTGGGTCTACGGTGGCGGAAAGGTCCTGCCTGGGCTCGTGGCTCGACGACAGGCCGAAGTGGAGCTTCTCGCGGCAGACTAGGGTCGACTTCGAATCAGTTGGATTTGACCCGCGCTACGGTTTCAAGTCGCCCAGAAACTCCGACTCCGGCGACACGCCGGACGCATGCAAAAACTCGCGCGCCCGTGTGCACGCCACGTAGAGCAAATGGCGTTCCGTCGCGTAAACCTCGTCGAGATCGCTCTCGTCGCTCACGCTCTCGATACGGGATTGCAGCGGGATAACCTCATCGTCGCACGCCATGACTGCCACAGCGCGAAACTCCAGGCCCTTGGCAAAGTGCATGGACGCGATTGATGCCTTCCCGACCACCGACTGCACTTTTTCGTCCAGCACGACGAAGGGCAACCCCGCGCGTTGCAGCGCCTGTTCGGCGCGATCCAGTTCAGCGGCGCTGCGAACGAACACGCCGATTTCATGCGGAGCCAGTCGTGCCTCGGATTGAGCCTTGAGCCAATCGCCCACGCCTTCGATCTCCAGCGTTTGCGACTTGAACTCGCGCACGGTAGGCGCCGGGCCATTGAACACTGACACCGTGCCCTTACGGGACTCGGTGTTGCCGTCCACATCGGCGATCTCGTCGGCGAGCAGCCGGTCCGCCCGCGCCCGAATCTGATGCGAAGTGCGGTAGTTGACGATCAGTGTTCGCGAGCGACCACGGACATCCACGCCGAGAGACTTCCACGAGAACGCTGTCTGGAAAATGCGCTGACCCAGGTCGCCTGCGAAGAACAGTGCATTCGGGCGCGCACCGCCCACTGCGGCTAGAAACTTCAATTGCGCCACCGACACGTCCTGTGCCTCATCCAACACCACATGCTCGAACGGCGGATGCTTGCGTTTGGGTACTTCGCCCGCCAGCCGCGTGAAGACACCCGCCATCGAAACCAGTCCTTCGGCCTTCAGTTCCTGCCGGACAGCGTCGAACACCGACCACAACGTCGATCGCTGTGCGTCAGACAATCGGGTCTTGCGCCCCAGCCGCTTGACGTCTCGGTAGTCCTCCCACGTTTCCAACTGCCACGCATCGACGACCTGCTGCCACTCGCCGAAAAGAAAGGCCTCACTGAAGCGTGAACTGGATCCCCCCGCGCCATGTTTCGCCAGTCGCGCCTTCACATCGGCGATGGTCGCGAGCCGAGCCTTGCCGAAACTGGCCTCGTAAAGCCGCAGGCCCACCGCATCCAGTGCGGCGACTTCGATGCGCTCGCCCAGCCTCGGCTCCGAGCTGATCAGGTGTCGCAACTTCGCGCGCAGTGCAGTCGCAAGACCTTCAGAAAACGTGGTCAACAGCACCCGCGCATCGGGATTGGCGCGCACCAGGTGGGCCGCACGATGCAGAGCCACTATGGTCTTGCCGGTGCCAGCCGAGCCGGAAACGCGCGCCGGGCCGTTGTAGTCGCGGTGGACGAACTGACGCTGATCCGGATGCAGGAAGATTGTCCACTTCTCCCATGGCGCCTCGAAAGCGCGCTCAAGCTCCTCCACGTTCGCAACGACGCGGAAGCGGCGCAGTGCGTCGGGGTGCTCGAAGGGATCGGCATTCGGCGCCACGGCCACCGGCGCCACCTTGGGCATGCCGCCGGTCGCCAGTTCCAAGAGGGCTTCGCCTGCCTCGGCGGGAAGATGGTCGACCAAGTCGAGTAGGGAATCCTCGTCGGCGCCGCGCACTTCATCCAGCCATTCCGCCGGCACACCGAAACCGAGCAGCAACTGCTCCGGCGTCTGGGCGAACAGCAGGGGCTTTAGCGTGCGCCTGGCCGCCATTGCGTGCACCGGTGCAGGTGCCTCCACCTCGACCACTTTCCGCACGCGGATTTCCTCCACGCGCTCGCGTACCTCCACGAACTGCGCCGCGCCCGTGGTCGGGTGCACTTCCAGCTTGCGCCGCTCGGCCCATGCATAGGCCTTGTCGTGATGATCGACAAAGCACAGCAGCAGGCTGCTGGCGGACTTGTGCACGATCAGCCGGAGATCAGCGCCGACCCGAACTGACCAGAATCGCGGGTCCTTGGCACGGTCGAGCTTGTGGAAGCTCATGCCAGGACTGGATGGATTGAGCTGCAAGTCGAAGGCGGTGGTCTTGACCGCCTTCTGCTCGTCCCCGGTTAGCCGCGCGAGACTATCGGTGAAAGTGTCGGCAATGCGGAAATCCATTCAGACAGGACTCCACTCTTGCCCGTCATTGAAAAGTAGCGGCGCCTTGGAAGCACGCGCCAACTGCAGAGCGCACTCCTTCTGCTTCGCCTTCTGCTCGTCCGGATCGCTGTCGTTCCAAGCCCAACCGCGAATTACCGCATGCCGTTCAGGAGGTTCTGATGAGGCAATCGAAAGGAGTGCCGCACGCACATCGCTTGCTTGGAACATTGCCGCGCCGTAAAGCTTGCGTCCATTCGCCGCAGCCGCACCAAGGGCACGAAGCGTTTCAAGTGGCTCGCGTCCGTGACGAGAAACCGATGTTTCGCGGTCCCTCTTCCCCGGAAGGAACACGCTTGGATCGACTTGCTGCTTTGAAAAGTGGCTGCTCTGGGTCAAGAAACGAGCGATCTGCTCGTCGTCTCCAACCGCTTCAGGCAGCCCAGAGGACAGCAACGTCATTGGAGATGATGGCTCTCAGATTGGACAAGAATCTTGCCGGCAGGGACGGCGCACGGAATCGCTCAACCGCATGCCCCTTGTCCGAGCCGTCGATCCATGCATAAGCAAGTCTCTCCGAGCCCGATACGCTAACGGAGAACATGCGATCTCGCGTGGCAGTCCAAGTCAGAGAAATGGCCCCGTCCGGGTCAATCCCCACTTGCGGCAACTGCAGGTCATCCGGCAGGGCGAGCAAAAGTTGTCGTGCATTGCGAAGCGCATCCGCCGGAACGGCGTCTTGATCGTCATCTATCACCAACGATTCCACGACTTCGGACATACGCGACAACGCCGTCGCCTTGTTGCCGTACAGAACCTCTGAGCCCTCGCGGTCGCGGAGAACCCGAGACGCGGCTTTGCAGACTTGAATCGCCTCATCCGAGGTAGCGCTGGTCGCGCACTCATACCCCGCCAACGCGGAGTACCCAAGACACAATGCAGCAGCTACTGGAACAGGCTTAAACATTTGTCTGTCAACGTATTCTGAAACACCCGGTTTTTCAAGCCCCGCAGACCCTGTAACGTGCGTTCGAGCGTTGGCCAGTCATCCGGTATAAATGGCCTGTCCGCTTTCGCGGAGATGTCGAAGATGACGGGCAGTTTGTCGTCCCTAGCTGCCTCCGCGGTGAGCACCGTATTCACTTGGAAGCCAGTGTTTGTCTCGACTGCGAGGCTTTGATTCAAGAAGCCTGAGAACGCCAGCCCGCTGTTCTCCGGCAGCTTCGGGCCGCTCTTGAAATAGTCATCGAGATTGACGGCACCATCTGACATAGGAAGCTGGATACGGTTGATGTATCGCAACTGCACAGCCCGGACCTGCACTGGCTTTGCAATGCCGCGATATAGCTCCCACGACCTACGGATCTCGGGAAGGTAATCGTCCAGGCTGGCATACGGGGCAAGTCGGTTAAACGAGTAGCCACCTCGACGAATCTGAACGATCTGCAGCTCATCGTCCTGCAGAAATTGTAACGCCTGTAATGTGCTATTCGTCGATTTATCAGTGATACCACCCGAAGTGGCCTCTAGCTTGAGCTCCTGCAAGAGCTGCTTGCGCAACTTTGGATAGCTTTGCCTAAGCGCATCTCGGCTCGACGCTTCGATATCCAGCAAGCTGAACTTAGGCTCCAGATCGCAATCGATATCGAGCACGGCTTCGACAATCGGCGGGTTACGAAGGTTCAAGGTTACTGCGGTCATGACTGGCGCTCCGCTGACGGCACCCGAAAGACCTTCATCACCTCGTCTCCCAGGTGGTTGATGACCTTCACCGCGATCCGACCGGAGGCGGGCTTGTCGAAGGGGCGCGAGGTGTCGCTGTTCAGGCTGGCCCAGGCATCGGCGTCGATCTCGGCCTTCAAGGTGGTCTTCAAGGCTTTGTAGGGGTCGTTGGCGCCGAGGAAGTAGGCGTGGCGGACGAAGAAGCTCTCCTCGTTGTAGTCGGTATCGATGAACCAGCAGGCGATGCCGTCGGCGCCGTCGCTGCGGATTTCGCCGCTGTTGGGGTGGAACACGTCCACGCCGTTCACCTTGACGCGCATCTGGCCGGGCTCGCCGTCATCGCCGGCATCGAGAATGTCGATGTCGGGCTCGCCGAAGATCACGAACAGGTTGCCCTTGCCGGTGTTCTTGAGGTCTTCGGCCATGTGCAGGTCGGCGTTCATGCGCGCCTGCAGCACGCGGATACGGCCAAGCTTGGCAAGATCGCTGGCGTGGGCATCGAAACTGAAGGCGCAGGCGATCAGCACGTCGAAGTCGGCTTCGGCCGCTTCGCGCGCGGCCGCAGCCAGGTCCACGCGGGTGACGGTGCCGAACTCCGGACCGATGAAGATCGCAGCGCGACGCTCGTCCGTGCCCTCCAGGTAGCGCCCCTCGGCGCAGATCAGTTCACCCGGCCAGGGCGTCAACGCGGTGAAGTCGATTTTGTCGGCCTTGTGTGCCTGCTGCACGCCAGCCGTGCGCAGGTTTTCCAGGATGATGGCGTTGAAGTCGCGGCCATACTCCGCCTGCGCCTCGGCGACCTGATCGATCAGGTCGTCGTTCTCATCCACGCCCAGCACGCGATGCGGACTCAAGGACTCCACCGTGAACGGCCCGGCCACGCGCACCTTCTTCTTGTCCTCGTAGGGCTTGTCATAGAGGAACTCGGAGTCGGCCTTGGCGGCGATGGAGGCGTCGATCTCCTTCTGGCGGGCGATGCGCTGCTGCCACCAGTCGGCGTGTGCCTGTTTAGCGGCATCCGACCACTTGGCATCCGCTTGCCGCGGGATTTCCCAATCCTCCCACTTTTTGCCAACCGCCTTGTTCAAGGCAGCGCGCAGCGGCTCCAGCAGCGCCTGAAACTTGTCCCAGATAACGTCGATTTCGGCATTGCTGACGATGTTACTGAGCATGATGTGCGGCACCCGCTCATAGACGAAGCCCTGGCGGATGTTGCCTAAGGCTGGCTTACTGCTCGGAGCGGTGCGCGTAACCTCCGCCTCCTTTTGCTGCCCCTCCTTGCTATCGGCGAGCAGGTAGAACGGATAGCGCGCACCCATAATGCGCGCACGAGCCAGCGCCAATGCCACCCGCGAAGTGTCGATCGTGATCCAGCGGCGGCCCCACTGCTCGGCGACATAGGCCGTAGTGCCCGAACCACATGTTGGGTCTAGCACGAGATCACCGGGATCGGTCGCCATCAAGATGCACCGCTCGACGACCTTTGCTGAAGTTTCGACGACGTATCGTTTGTCCGAGGCAAAACCTGCGATTCCGGTATCACTCCAGACATTGCTCTCGGGGAACGCGGCAAAGTCTTCAAAGTATCGAACGTAATAGAGTCCCTTATCACTCGATGCCAATCGGTCTGCCCGGAGCAAGTGCTTCATACCCTCTTCATTAGTCTTCCAGCGCACCTTCTCGGAAGGACGCAGAGTTTTGCCATGAAACTGCACTGGAAACCAAGACGCTGCGCCTTCGCCCTTGTCGCGCCCAACACTTTGGCTGGTCAGATTGTCGATGCGGAACACTCTCGAACCGCCAGGCAAATCAATCGCACCTGCGATTTCTTCCTTCGAAAGAGGCCTCTCGCTCAGGTCAGCCAGCTTCAACTTCCTGTAAGCCCCACCTCCGGCGCCACCGACCTGCTTTGTCGTTAGTGGCTGCCGATATTTGAGGCGCTGGCGATCTTTCGCGTAAAAAACAAGAACGTCGTATGTTCCAGCCAAATACTCAGAAGTCGCGCCGGCAGTCTTCGAAAATATGATCTGCGAAACGAAGTTGTCGGAACCGAAGACTTCATCAAGTAGCGATCTCACCAAGTGGCTATTGTCCTGGCCGATCTGGACGAATACCGAGCCCGACTCAGTTAGCAGGTCCCGAGCCACCGTCAACCGGTCGCGCAGATAGGTCAGGTACGAGTGGATGCCATCGCGCCAGGTATCACGGAAGGCCTTCACCTGTTCCGGTTCGCGGGTGATGTGTTCGGCGTTGCCGTCCTTCACGTCGCGGCTGGTGGTTGACCACTGGAAGTTGCTGTTGAACTTGATGCCGTAGGGCGGATCGAAATAGATGCACTGCACCTTGCCACGTAGCCCCTCGCGCTCGGCCAGGCTCGCCATCACCTGCAGCGAATCACCAAGGATGAAGCGGTTCGCCCAGTGCGCGTCGTGCTGGTAGAACTCGGTGCGTGCGGCCTCACTGGGCAGGCCATTGAAGTCGGCAAACAGGTCGACCATCGCGCCCAGCTGCTGCTGCGCCTGCGCCTCGCGCCGACGCTCGCTTTGGCGGCGCAGGTCGTCCACCAGCACCTTCGGATGCACCTTCTCTTGGATATAGAGGGGGGCTGCGTGAACGACGAGATCGGATTCGTCCTGGGCATCCTTGCCGCGCCAGACCAGCTGCGGATCGAGGTCGCGGTTTCGACGCTCGTAAGCCACGCGCACCGGACTCTGTTCGGACTTCGCCAGCACCGCTTGGTATTCCGCGGTGGGAATGTTCTTGCGCGTGGCGTCCTCGTGCTTGAGGGCTTCGACGCTGATCGGGTTATTCTTTTTTGTGGCCATCTCAGGCGTCCTTACTCAAAGCGGCGGCGTCGATCATGCGTTCAAAGTGCTCCTTGATCTTGGCTGCAAAGTCGTCCTGCATCTCGTAGACGTCGGTGAACTCGACGAAGGCCCAGCGACCGTATTTGCCCGCGCAGTTCACGCCAGGCACCCAGTAGGTGTCCATCGTCAGCTTCTTCAGCACCGCGTCCTCGCGACGGTAACCCTTCACTTCGACGATCAGGTGCAGGGGGTCGTCGAGGCCATGGCCATCATCGATTTTCACGATGAAGTCCGGGATGTACTTGCGGGTCTCCGAGCCGGACCTGTAAGGAACGTCGAGACCGAGGTTGTGGTTCTTGGTGTAGGCCAGCACCTTCGGATGCGCCTCGGCCACACGGCAGAACTCGGCTTCCCAGTCGCTGTCGAGAATCACCCAGTTGACGTGGTTCTTGGGTGGAGGGCCAAGTGTTTCGTAACGATCCCGACGCGAGGTGTTGAAGGCGACGTGGCAGGTTGAGCCTTCCGGGTTGTAGGGATCGAACACCGCCTTCACCGGGCGGCCCTGCTTTAACTCCACACGGGTGATGGCTGCGGTGATGCGATCGCAAGCCTTGTCGGCCAATTCCTGATAGAGCAGCTGCCCAGGAAAAGTGCCGCCCTTGCATACCAGGCAGGTGTCCAGCCATTCCTTGACGATGCGCTTCAACTGCCCGAAAAGGTGTAGCGGCGGGGCGGCTCCGGCCTCGCGCCATTTGTTCAGGAGCAGGTGCTTGGTGAGATGCATCAACACCGTCGAAGGGCGAACGTCGCCCAGGTGTTGCAGATTCAGTTCGACGGCCTCGCCAATGATGCCCGCCTGGACGTTACGCGATGGACCAACCAGTTCCGGTGTCAGCACCAATACCGAGTCATCAACGAACTCGGCGCTTAATCTGTCCTCTGGCAATTCGACGCGATAGCCCACAACACGAGGGAAGCGGATCTCCAGTGCGTCGCGTTCGGGGCGAACGGCACGCACGCGGATGACTTCAATCGGCGGTTCAGGCGGGATCACCACGGGCTGCGCGGTGAAATTGAACGGGATACCCAGCACGTCGGCGTATTCGACGTTGAACAGGCCATCGGCGTTGAGTTCGTAGGACTGTCGGCGAAGGGCGCGACCCACGACCTGTTCGCACAGCAACTGGGTGCCGAAGGCGCGCACACCGAGCACGTGGGTGACGGTGTTGGCGTCCCAACCTTCGGTGAGCATCGCCACCGACACCACGCAGCGCACCGAGTCGCCCAGGCGGCCCTCCTTGCCGACGGTATTCATCGCCTCACGCAGCAGCTCCGCATCCGTGAGGTTGTCGGCAGCGTGCGCGTCGCCGGTGCGTTCGATGATCTCGCGGCGGAAACGGTCGATCTCGTCGCTGGCAATGGCGCGGAAGTTGTCATCGAGCGCGTCGCCCGATTCAAGTTGTTCGCTGTCCACCAGCAGGGTGCGCGGCCGCGCGAGCGGACTGCCGTGCTCGTCGTGGTTCTGGAACAACTTGAGGCGCCCCTCCACCAGCTGGCTGGTGCCGTCGTCGTTCTCCTGCTGAAAGCCGGAAATGTAGTCGTACACCAGCTTGGATGTGCTGGTGTTGTTGCACACCACGATGAAGCACGGCGGCACCTTGATGCCCGCCTTCTGCCAGTGCTCGAATACCGTGACGTAGTGGCCGTAGAGCGCTTCCAGCGCGGTCTGCAATTCAACCGGCAGGCTGAGAGGGTCGAGTCGGTTGCCCTTGCCGCGCCCCTTTTTCGGCATGCGCTTGCCGATGTGTTTCCACAGTTCCCGGTACACCGGAAATTCATTACCAGGGATGTTGTCGGCCACAGGAACGCGCGGCAGTTTGACGATGCCGCACTCGATGGCGTCCATCAGCGAAAAGTCGCTCATCGTCCAAGGGAACAGGGTGCCTTCGGCGTAGCCCGACCCGCGAAGGAAGAACGGCGTGGCGGAAAGGTCGAACACGCGCGAAAGTCCAAGCTTGCGGTTCACAGCCTCGAGGCCAGAAATCCACAGGCGCGCTGCCTCATTGTTCTCCTCGACCTCCTTGCGGTCGTCGCCTTTGAGGTCGTCGTTGTCCTCAACGCTCTCGCCGGGAGGCTTCTCGCGGTAGCAATGGTGTGCCTCGTCGTTGATGGCCAGAATGTTCTTCAGCCCCATCAATTCAGGCAGAACCCGCTGCAGCATCTGACCTTCGGATTCCAGCGTCTGCAATTCTTCACCACCGCGCCCCTGCAACAGGCGTCGACCGCCGCTGGAGACCTCGAACCGCTCGCGCAGGCGGAAGGCGTGATAGTTGGTGATGACAATGCGCGCGTGGGCGATGTCGGCCAGCATGTCGCTGGGCACCAACTCGCGGTTGGCGTAGTAGCTCTCGGTGTCGTTGGGCAGCAGCACGCGCAGGCGATCTTTGATCGTCAAACCTGGCGCAACAATGAGGAAGCCGCGCGTGAACCTCTGGCTGTTCGGACGGCGCACTGCATTGATGGTCTGCCACGCGATGAGCATGGCCATGACCGTGGTCTTGCCTGCACCGGTGGCGAGCTTCAGCGCAAGACGGGTGAGTTCGGGATTGGCCTCGCTGTTGGACTTGGAGAGATGATCGAGGAAGCGCTGACCGCTCTTGCCGAGCTGCGGGGCGACTTCGGTAAGCCAGATGGCCGTCTCCACGGCTTCGATCTGACAGAAGAACGGGCGAAGGCCGGAGAAGCGATGGCTGCGCCAGTGCTGCAACAGGCGCGCGGTTTCCGGCGTGACGCGCCACGCAGACGCAGGCAGCTCGCGCCACTTGTCGACCTCCGCACGCACGGCATTGATGACGGCAGTGTGGTCGTACTGCTGCTTCTCGGAGGACAGACCCTTGCCTTCGTCGAATAACAGCGACCCTTGATCGCCCGCACCCTTCTGCTTGCGCGGCTTCGGGATGGGTGTAATGAAATCGGCCTGGCGACGAGCTTCCATGACGACCTGGGTCGGCTGACCCGAAGCATCCAACTCCCAATGCCGCGCAGGCCGCGCGTACGGCGAATTCAGGATCGGCTGATCGAAGAACGGATTCGACATTTCCCTGTCACCCTCGGCCTTTGCTTCTTGCGGATTGCCCCTGAGTCGCAGGGAGTAGCGTCTGTTCTTCGATCCAGCGGTCCAGGTCGGCCGTGCGAAAACGCCAGGTCCCCCCAAGCTTGAACGCCGGAATTTGGCCGTTCGACGCGAGTCGATAGACGGTGCGCTTTCCGGCTTTCAGGTAGATCGCCACCTCGTCCAGCGTCAGAATGTCACCTTCGATGTTCGCCATCGCCTTGCCGAACGTGGAAACGGATTGCCAAGTCTAGCCAATTTAGACTTCGGAGGGCGCCACGCTGCATCTCAGTCGCTTGGATTGCCACCTCCCTGTCTCGCAGGCTGAGACTCGCTCTTCGTTGGACCTGGCCGTGAGCCCCCCCCCTCAAGCCACGGTGGTCATTCGGAGGCCTTCGATACCCGACTCGACCAACTGTACGGGGCTGGCCGTCAAGGGGCGAAAACCAGCTCTGGCAACACAACATCCCAACCCTCACATAGGTACTGGGACTGGTACTCGGGCTTGCTGTCGGATTTTCGCCAGGCCAAGACCGCACCTACGCGGGCCGCCTGACAGTGCAGGCCTGTCGGTGGAACGAAGCGCTTTGACAACTTGCCCACGACCACGCCGGCCTGATCCTCAAGTCGAATACCGCGTTCGTCCGCGACATAGCGCAACGGGTCACCGACGCGCAGCGCCGCGATGGCTTGATGCGTTCTGCTACCCGCGCCCTGCCGACCGGCATGACCCAAATCGACATCTCTCATGGCGAGCTTGAAGTACCGATACGACATCGGGCCCGGCGCCGGAAGGCGGCCGGCCTGGGGCCTGCGGAACAGGGCCGGATGGTCATCCAATCCATCGAGAATCTCATTGCCCGCATCCAAGCGCGCCAGTGTCAACGTAGCGCGAGCTCGGGTCATGGCGACGTAATAGAGTCGGCGCACCGCGTCCTGGTCTTCATTGCTGCCTGCGCGCCATTCGCCGTCGAGCACGAACACATGGTCAAATTCCAGGCCCTTGGCGCGATGCGCGGTCAGCAACATCACGCCTTGCTGGTCACGCCGACTGGCGCGCCCCCACTCTGCGAGCCAGTCACGGAACACGGGCAACGAAACCTCCGCACCCTGGGTGTCTTCAGCAAACGCCGCGATGGCTTCGACCACCATGGGCCACCAGCCGGCGCCGTCTTGCAGGGCAAGCCAAGCCTGAATGTCGTCGGCCGTGAGCAATCGGGACCGTGACACCTTTTGCCGCTCATCCAGATAGGCAAGCAGGGTCTGCGTTTCCCTCAAGCGCCACAGGGGTGGAGATTGCTCATCCGCCATGACGACCGGCATTCCTGCCGCCTCAAGCGCGGCGCGCAGGGGGTCGAGGAACTTCCACTGGCGAGCGATCACGGCCGTCTTCTTCGGATCAAGGCCAAGCGCCATCATTCGCTTGAACTCGGTGTAGACCGCGAGCGCCTGCTCCGTCGCGCTTTGACCGGCCGGCAGGATCTGAACCCGTCCCTGTCCGACCAGATCGATCTTCTGCCAGTCCCCTCCAGGATGGGACTTCGCTCGCGCGGCGTTCACTCGAATCGCCTCGGCTTTCATCCGCTCGGAAGCGACCGCAATCACGGCGTTGGCGGCGTCGACAATGTGGCGCGTGGAACGGTAATTCTCGATCAGAAACTGCGTCTTGGCCTGGTAGTCGTCGGCGAAGCGGCGGATGAACTCCACCGATGCGCCCGCAAAGCCGTAGATGTTTTGATCATCGTCACCGACGGCAAACAGATTGAGCCGGCCATCTTCATCACTTCGCTTGCGGCCCGCGAGTGCCGAAATCAGTTTGTACTGCCCTTCGTCGATGTCCTGATACTCGTCGACCAGAATCCAGCGAAAGCCGGCGAGCAGCCGGTCGCGCTGAGTATCAGCATCTTCCGGCGGCAGGTCGCGACCTTCGAGCAACGCCGTGGCCTCCGCCAACACGGCATCGAAATCGGCCTCCTCGCTGCGCTGGGCAAAACTGGCGCCGACCAAGCGCATGGCCAACCCATGGCAGGTCAACACGGTGACCCTGCGCGCATCGTCGCCGATCAACTCAGCCAGCCGCCGTCGAATCTCAAGCGCCGCATGGCGGTTGTAGGCCAGGGCCAAGAGGGCATTAGGATTTTCGCGGCGAACACGCACCAGATACGCAATGCGATGGACAAGCACGCGCGTCTTGCCTGATCCAGGACCGGCCAGGACCAGCACATTTGTATTCTCGCGGTCATCGGCAACGATGTTGCGCTGGTGCGGGCGGGACAAGGTCTCGACGATGGCTTCCCACGACTGCGGCGTGGTCTGCCGGGTGAGCTCGCTCTCCCGGCCCGGCAGCCACCGACGGCAGAACTCCTCGCGCGACAAGCGGAAATAGTCCATCGCCAGATTCAAGGCATCCGCCATTTTCTGCCTGCCCCGCTCGGCGTACTCGGCCATGATGTGAATCTGCCGAGTCAGTTCGTCGTAGTGCAGCGCCAGCGGCTGGAAGTTGCTCTTCTCGAACTGCAGCTTCCAGTTGCTTTCCAGATTCAAGGTCATGGCCGAGCGGAAGATCGCCAGCCCCTTGTTCAGACGCAGCACTTCCTGCTCATGCAGCCAGAGCAGCGCTCGCTCGACCAGCTTGCGCAGATCCGGCGTGCTATTAACCAGGAGCGCGTCGCCCGCGACGCTGGCGGTGAGCTCACCAAAGGTGGTCTCCGCGAGTTGATCCACGCCGCGGGCGCCTTTCGGCAGGCTCGCAATCCAGTGATCGAGCAGCCGTCCCGCGGCTGTCCGCCGTCGCTCTGCGATCTCCTCTACGGTGCTCCATGGGCGGTTGAGCTCGATATAGACCGTTTCAGGGTCATGGCCGCGCTTCAACGTCAGGCTGCCTCTGCCCTCTGATCCATCGCGACCGTCACCGGCCAGCCCGGCGATGATCTGCCGCAACCGCTGTGGCAGTGCGGCGAACCCATCGTCCTTGAGTCGCTGGGACAGCAGACGAAGATGCAGCGGCGAGCCCTCGCCCACTTCAAGGTCCGGCGCTTCTTCCCGCAACGTGGCGATAACGGCCCGTTCCAGAGAGACCGCCTCCTCGAAGCGCTTTTTTGACGATCGCTCCACGGCGACATGGACATACGCCGTCATGGCCAAGTCGTTACTGGCAATACCGAGGCGATCGAGCAGAAACAGCGCTTCCCGCAGGCCATCGGCGTTGAACCCCGTGGCAGCCATCAGCTCATCGGTGGACAGCCCCTCATCGGCCGCGGCGGACAGCAGGATCTGGATCAGATCCAGGTACTTCTTGCGGTCCGAGATCGCAACGCCCGCCAGCTTTCGCTCGGCATCGGCAAGACTCTTGACCCGCAGCGCCGAAGGAAATATCTGCACGGCGTTTTCTTCGCGCCGTACCAGCCCCGCTTCTTCCAGCCAAGCAATCGCCGTGCGAACGCGCGTGTCGTCGGTCGCGATATCGCGCTTGAACTTGCCCTCGTCATCTTCGTCGAGAATTTCGCCACTGGTGGCAACGAGCGCCTGGCTGCGATCCTTCTTCCGCTGTAACTGACGAAGGGCGCGCAACACGCTCTGGATATCGCGTTGCGACAACCGCGATGAGGCCGACATGCCGTGCTGTCGCTCGACGTCCTCAGACGTGTAGAGCAGTACGCATCGCGCCTGTGCGCGGTCGCGACCTGCGCGGCCGGCTTCCTGCAGGTAGTTCTCCAGCGATCCGGGAATGTCCGCATGCACCACCAGGCGCACGTCTGGCTTATCGATACCCATGCCGAACGCATTGGTCGCGGCGATGACACGAAGCTCCCCGCCGATGAAGGCCTTCTGCGTCACCTTCTTGGCTTCGGGCGGTAGCTTCGCGTGATACGGCGCGGCGGCAAGCCCCTTATCGCGCAGGAAGTCGGCTAGATCTTCCGTTTGCTTGCGAGTCGCGCAGTAAGCGATCGCACCGCCGGACATGTCCGGCGGAAGATCCCGCTCGATCAGCTCAAAGACCCGAGTGAACTTTTCGCTCGCGGTGGTCTCAATGACGTCGAACTCGAGGTTGTCTCGCTTCGATCCGCCATCCAGAACCCGCACCTCCACACCCAGCTTTTCCCGGAAGTGCCCGACGATGTCGGCAACGACTTCGGGCTTGGCCGTAGCGGTCAAACACTGGATCAGCGGCAAATCGCCGCCCGGACTGGACTCGGCGTTCTCGCGAATAAACCGCGCGACATAGCGGTAATCCGGGCGGAAATCCTGCCCCCATTTGGACAGGCAGTGTGCTTCGTCAAAGATCCAAGCGCCGATCTCGCGCTGCGCCAGCACTTTTCGCACGCTCTTGTTGCGGAGTTGTTCCGGCGCGATGAGCAGAATACCGATGTCGCCGAGCCGCACTCGATCGAGCACATCGGCTCGCTCCGGCATCGACAGCAGGCCGTTGATCGCCGCGCAGGATTCGATGCCACGCTCGCGCAAGCCCTTGACCTGGTCCTCCATCAGCGCCACCAAGGGCGAGATGACGATGGACAGCGCACCGGTCCGCACGAAGCGCGACAGTGCGGGCACCTGATAGCACAGCGACTTTCCGGTGCCGGTGGGAAGGATGCCGAGCGCGTGTTCGCCACGCATTGCCGCCTCGACAATCACCTTCTGCAAGGGCTGTCCGCTCGCAGTGTCTTTCGGCTCGGGCCGGAAGTCGTAGGTCTGACCAAACCAGTGCTGCAACTGGGTCAGCGCATCGTGCTCGCGACGGCACCAGTCACAATCTACTTCTCCGCAGGGGGCGTCGCGCAGCGATCGGACCAACCGCCCTGCCTCCGGGAACTGGTGGCGCACCCACGGCGGCATCACAGAATTGCCGCCAGCCACCGACAGCCAGGCGAGTGCATAGGCCAGCGGCCAGGCCACGCGCTCGGCTTCGGAGGCAGCCTCCTCAATTAGCCGAGCGCTCGCGTGGCGACAGGCCGCGCCCTCCAATAGCCGGCCGATGGCGGCTTTGGCCTCGAGCTCGCTAGGCGTGCTGGCCCGGCGCACCACCATAAAGAACCGATTGAGCCCAGACACCTTGCCGTCCTGGGTGGTCAGCCAGTGCCAGGCGAGCAGCAGGTCCGGGGAGGACTCCTGCATCGCCTTGAGGGCCAATTCTTGATCAAGGAACACGCGCAGGACGAGTTCGGAATCGAGCAAGGGATCGTTGCGGCGATTGCCAAGCAACTGCCCGTCCTGGTAATGCTTGACGAGGTGGTGGTAGGGGTTACGCGGGAATGCGAGCGGGTTCAGGCGCAGCGTATCCACCGCGGGTTTATCGAGTAGCCGCAAGTTGGGTTCAGCCGCGCGCAACTGCGGCAAATCGAACGCGATCAGGTTGTGACCGATGACGAACGCCGCGGCGTCACCGAGGGAATCGAGTGCATCCAGCGCTTGGTGCAACGTTCCCGGTGGGAAAACCACGGTATCGCCGCTGTCCCCGCGAACGCCGGCTAGCTGATGGATGCGCCCGCTGTCTCGGCCGACCTCCAGATCGATCGCCAGACACTTTGCTCCGCGGCGGCCAGAGGCGCTGGACTGGTCATCCTGTGTGGTCATGCCACGGCCTCCATATAGGGCCGCATCACATTGGCCACGCGACTTAGTGTCGCGTAGCGCCACAGGTCGTCCGCCGATGCTTTGCGCTTGCTGCGCACGTCCTTCAGCGCCTCGAGCGCCACGTCCAGACCAATCTTGTTCCGATGCTTGAAGCAGTCGGCCACCGTTTTGGCGGCGCAGTACACACGCAGCTTCACGCCGTCGCGCTCAAACGTCTCGATGCCCTCGGAATAAGCCGCACCGGTCATCTGCACCATCTTGATCGGCGGAAAGTCGAGCCGGGGCACGTGGCTACCGCGCGGCATGGAGATCCAGACATGGCGAGGCAGTTGCGTGGTCAGTTCGTGGAATTGCAGCGCCGTCAGCAGGCAGAGCACGGCCTGCGGCACTCGGGTCGCGACGGCAGCCAGACCCTCGTGCTCCGAACCCGGTTGGCTGGGCAGGCGGTAGAGCCCTCGCCCGACCCTCTCAAGCAAGCCGGAGGCGGTCAGTCGCGTGAGAACAATGCGTGGCGCTTGGATCTCATCCAGATCGCTGGCTCGCAGCAGGCCCTTCTGGCTGACCAGATCAAGGACGCGCTGGATGTGGGTGTCAGCCGGCATGACAGGAGCATGTTGCGTTTATTCGTCAGATGCAACGTTTCGACGAAAAACAGGAACAGACTCGTTTCCTATGCAATCAGCCACATCGGATGCCATTGGCAGGGCCACGGCCAATCTCGCCGGCTGTCGGCCCGCCGATGCGTGGCGATACTGGCGGCGAAAATGGCGAAATCAGCGAAATTAGTGCCGTGGCAAACACTTGCGACTGATCCGCCCCGGCGAAATCAGCGAAAAAATCCCCACGCCGCTCCGGCGGTCGCCAACCGATATAACCGCAGCGGTGGGCTCAACAGGGCTCACGAACTGGCAATTGGCGGAGGCGCCAGGCCCACATCAGCGTCGGCGCGACGGCAGGGCCGCAGGTGATGCACTTCCCAGCGAAACAGTTCCTCGATGCTGAAACGGATCACCTTCGCATCCCCTAGCACATAGAACGGAATGCCCAAGCGCCGCCGACACGCGTCCTGGACGAGCCAGTGACCTGGAATTCCGCTGATCTCCGTGGCCTTCTTGACGTCGAACAGGACCATGTCGCGGCGACCAACGCGGCGTATCGTCATCTGCCGGATGGCGTCCTCGCGGGCTGTTGGCGACGACTCGGACAACGCGCCTCCGTCCTTGGACCGCCACGTGACTTGCGCCTTGCGCTCGAACGTTTCGATCTCGATCAGTAGGTAACGGACCTGTCGGGCCAGGTGCCAGGCGGGTGGCCCGATTCCCTCCCTGCGCCACCGCTGCAGCGTCTTGGGCGACAGATTCCATCTCGATGACAGTGTCGACTCGTCGAGGGCCGGATAGATGATGTGCGGGGCCAGAGGGTTAACGACTGCGGGTTGCGCGAGCGACTCAACCTTGTGCGTCATCGTGCTTCTCCACGACGGCGACTTCAGCGGCCGCGAGACTGCCGTACTGCGCGATCAGCGCTACGGCCTCGCTCAAGGTGTACCGCTTCGGCTCGGGGTCGGCAGGCGCATCAACCTCGGCGACCAAACGGGTTTCGACCAGTGGCCGGAGCGGCGGCAGCGGCGCGTCTTCGCGCATTCCGCGGTGCTGCTGTTGCTCATAGGCCACGATGTCCTCGACGGCGTAGCGCACCGCCTTGGAGAGCTTGAAGAAGGGAGGCCCTCGCTTTTCAGAGCGCCAACGCTGCAGCGTCTTGACACTGACGTTCCAGCGCAGGGCAAGCTCGCTCTCGTTGAATGCAGTCTCCGTCGGCATCGCTTCGCCTCCCGTTTTCGGTTCCGCGAATTACGGTCACGAAGGGCGCCAAAGCCAAGTCGGCAGGCGTCCCAGGGCACCGGGCTGACTGCGGCGCCTACCGCTCAGTCCTCCAATTTTTGCGGGCCGAGCGTCTCTGCGGGCGGGCTAAATCCTTCCGCACACCGGCGCATATCTAGCGGGGTTTCAGCACACCTTGTAGGCTGTGCACGGGCGCGGGTTTGGTTTAGCGGCGGACTCCGCCACCATCCCCAGAGCCTTATAGAACGCGGCCTGCAGCGACTTCTTGGCTTAGCGTTCCGTCGCGCCTTTTTGGCCTTCGACCGTTCTGGTGCCTACCCGGTGCCTACTTGTCCCGGGCTAGGGGCCCCGACACCGCTTTCGGCAGCATCATCCGCTGATAGGCGCCACGGTCACGCAGGGTGAACCGCACCGGATCAGCGAATGCGGCCGAGCAGCCGCAGCAGGCGAACAGGGGCAGCGTATAGGGCGCTCGGCCAGGTCGGTCGATCTGCACCGCTTCAAAGGACGTGCAGTCGCACAGCGGGCAGCGGAAACGCATGGTCGTGGTCATGCGCTGATGGTTGCGCCGATGCGTCTCACCGCCTGAGCGGCGCAGTCCGCTACTTCATCGATCTGCGCGCCACCGCCGCTTGGATGATAGTCGACCAGTACCGCATGGCCTCTGCATCGCGTTCTGAGTTCTCGTCCATAGCGGCAGGGTCATCCGCCGACTCGATGCCCGCCCTTGTCACCCCCTTCGCGGTCAGTGACAGCCCATGTTTGCTCGCAAGGGCTTGCGCTAGGGACTCCGGGTCCGGATGCGAGTCCACCAATGCATGGATGACGCTCTCAGCCGCGTGCAGTTTGGTCTGCATTGCAATCAACCAACTCGACTGAGTGGTGATCGCCTCAGAATTGCGAGCAATTTGTTCTTGAGCACTTCTGAGAATGTCAGTCAGGCCGTTCACTGCCGAAGATTGCGCGGTAACCAATTCCTTGAGCGAACCCATTGCCGCGCCCCGATGGCGGCGACTGGCTGCGCGACTATCGCGCCGTGGGCCGAAACGTTCTGAGATCAGATCGAGCGCGGGGTACTCGGCGGACAGAGGCGGTTTGGACCGCTGTTCGCGGCGCATGGTCATCGCCAACATCTTGCTGCAGCAGGGCACGTTGGCCACTCTCGGCGTGGTCGCGATCGCGTGCTGGCGGCGCTGCTGGGGATCGCGGTGCCGTGCCATGGGTTGTGGCGTTGCGGGCCGGCGGGTCGGGTCAGACGCGTCAGGTCGAAGCTCGGGTGACCAGTCCGCATACTGGTGCGATGCCGGTCTTCTCCGCTATCGAGCTGCTGCAGGCGCTGGTGATGCTGCCTAGCCTGCTGCTGTCTGCATTTCTGTTTTGGCGGGGGATACTGTGGCCCCTGGCGGCATTTCTGGGCCTGCTGGGATTGCAGCTGGGGTGGAATCTGGCGTTGGCGCAGGGCTTATCGGTGCCGCCTGAGCTCGGGGCGGGTCTGGACTTCGCGTATGGGCCGCTGGTGCTGGCCTTGGTGCGACACTTGGGCTGGCGCGCGCGGCCGATGTTGAGCGCCTGGCATGCATTGCCTGCCCTGCTGATGCCGCCGGCGCTCATCGCCTGGCCCGTTCTCAGCGACTGGATCGGCTGGCTGCTCGGTGCCACATCGACCGCGTATCTGTTGCGGGCCCAGTTCGAACTCGATCGCTTCCATCGGGCGTTGCGTGCCACCCATTCCGCTTTCGAGGCGCAGAGCCTGGTCTGGCTTCGCAAGGCCATCTGGGGTTTGCTGGGGGTGTTCGCGCTGGACCTCATGCGAGTGGCGATGCGGCCGCGCTGGCCAGAATCCGAGCCCGCCTTGATTGCCGCCATCTATATCGGAGCGCTGGCGTTCGTATGCGCGCTGGTCTGGCGGGGATTGCAGCAGCCGGCCCTGTTTTCGGGCATCAGCGAGGACGAACAGGATCTCGCAGAACCACCGGGTCCCGTGCCGTTAGCCGGCGACCCACAGCAATCGTTGGCGGGCGTGGCTGAGCGCATCCAGTCGCACCTGCGCGAAGCCAGGCCCCACCTCGATCCCGATTTGACGGTACAGGGCTTGTCCGACCAGCTTCGGCTGCCCGCCAAACTCGTATCGTCTGCGATCAATCAGCACCTGGGGCGCAATTTCAACGATCTGATCAATTCGGCCCGGGTCGAAGCGGCCTGCAGGCTGCTGCGCGACCCCGCCCGCCGCAACGACAAGCTGCTGGCCATCCAGCTCGATGCCGGATTCGGATCACGCACCGTGTTCAATGCCGCCTTCAAGCGCGAAACCGGACTGACGCCCAGCCAATGGCGCCAGAGCAAGCACACAGACGGGCCGCCGGCCGACAAACCGCTTTCGGAATCCTGAGTTTGCTGTCCGGAATCCGGATTCCGGACATCTTGCTTCAGGGCGCGAGGCACACTGCCCACGCGCTCCCGCCGGTGCGCAAGCCCCCGCCAACGAGCCCCCCTGATGCGCCTGCCACGAAAGTTTCGAACCCTGCCCCTGCTGCTGACCCTGCTATGCGGACATGCGATCGGCGCATCCTCAGACCTGGCCGATCTCCCGCAACAGATCGAGGCCGAACTTCAGCGCAGCGGCGTGCGCGGTGCCAGCTACGCGGTGTTCGACCAGGGCGGTGTGATTGTCTCGGGTGCCGCTGGCGCCGCCGATCTGGCGCGGCAGCGGCCGATGACCGCGCGCACGCTGATGCGGGCCGGCTCGATCACGAAGACGCTGACCGCCATCGCGGTGCTGCGGATGATCGAACAGGGCCGGTTCCAGTTGCACACGCCGGTTCGCGAACTGCTGCCGGAGGCTCCGGTGGTGAATGCCTGGGAGGCGAGCGACCCGATCCGGGTCATGCATCTGCTGGAACACAGCGCCGGCTTCGATGACACCAGCCTCGGCAAACTGTTTGTAGCCGAAGAAGCGCGCGACGGCCACCTCGCCAGCCTGCTCGCCGATCCGCGACCGCTGACCGCACGCTGGCGCCCGGGCACGATGATGAGCTACGCCAACCCCGGCTACGCGCTGCTGGCCGCAATCATGGAGCAGCAGACCGGGCTGACCTGGGAAGACATCGTTCGCAACGAGGTGCTGCGGCCGCTGGGAATGCGCGACAGCGTGCTCACCATCGCCGAAGCGACCCTGCGCGAATACGCCACCGGCTATCGTGGTGACGACATGCACGCGGTGCCGCTGCTGCCGATGCCCGACCGCGCCGCCGGCGCCCTGTGGACTACGCCGGAAGACCTGAGCCGCCTCGGGCGCTTCCTGATGAGCGACGGCGCCAGCGCACCGGGCGTGTTGCCCGCCGAGACCGTTCGGGCAATGAAGACGGTCCATTCGACCCTGGCCGCGAAGGCGGGGCTGGCCTGGGGCTATGGCTTCGGCGTGCAGCGCAGCGCCGTCCTGGGTGCCGAGTGGCTGGGCCACACCGGCAGCGTCTATGGCGCCGGCGCAAGCCTGCAATACCAGCCGCAGCGTGGCCTGGGCTACGTGCTGATGGTGAACACCGACGAAGTGGGCGAGCTGGCCGCACCGCTGGCGCAATTTATCCTCAGCCAGCCAGCGCCGGACGCAACGACGCCGCCCAAGGTCGCCATCAGCGGCGATATCGATGGCTGGTATCGCCGCCGTGATAGCCGTCCCGAACTCGGTGCCGGCATCAACTGGCTGCTGGGTGTCGTCCGGGTGTGGCGTGACCCGGCGGATGCCCGGCAGCTGTACATTCAGGAGCCGCTGTCCGAACCCAGCGCCTACAGCTCACCCGATAACCGCTGCCTGGTCCGGGACAATACCGGCCTGATCCGTTCGGTCCTGATTCGTGAGGGCGGCCGCGTCACTGCCATGGATCTCAATGGCGGCCTCTTCATGGAACGCGTGTCGGCAGGCTCCGCGGTCGCGCCGCTGCTGATCGCCGGCTTCAGCGTCATCGCCCTGGTGACCGCCCCGTTCGGGCGCCGTCGCGTCTTGCGCAACCTGTGGCTGCGACGCCTGCCAAGCTTGGTGTTGATCTCGCTGATTGCATTCATCGCACTGATGTTCCAGCTTGATCTGACCACGCTCGGACAGATCAATGCCGTCGCCATCGGCATCCTGCTCAGCACCTCGCTGCTGCCCGTTTTTGCCGTGGCCGGCCTGCTGCTGAGCGTGCTGACCTGGAAACAGGAGCCGGCACGGGTGGCCAAGCTGCGCTGCCTGCTGGCTTCGCTGGGCGCTTGCTGGATCGCGCTGTTCTTCGCCTGCTTCCATGGCTTCGCGCTGCGTATCTGGCAGTGGTAGCCCAGCACCCAGCTGGCTCTTCGCCATGGCGAAAACACACACCAAGAACCTGCATACCACGCTGGGCGCGCTCGCCGTCGCGGGGCTGTGCTGGCGCCATCGGCCAAGGACGACACCGGCGCGAATGGATTTTCGCTGAAAGCCCGTAGGACGGGTTGAGCACAGCGATGCCCATCGGCCACACGAACACGCGAACACGCGCGAAGTGATGGGCTTCTGGCGCCACATCCTACGCACGATCGGTTGTCCGGCGTTGGCTTCGCGGTTGCGCGCCGGGAGCGGACCTGTCTGGGTGCGTCTAACCTGAAGTTCCGCTCTTCCGTCGTCATAAACCCCAATCCCAACGCGGTTTTCCACCTGATTGGGGGTTGGGGTTTCTGACTACGTTCGTATGGATGCAAGTAGATCGAGCGCTCGTTGTTGGGTGGG